TTCGTTTGTTCCATTCATGCAGTTGCCTGCCTCAGATCGCCGTGCTGTGATCGAAGATATCCTTGATATCAATGTGTTCTCTACCATGAACACCATTCTCAAGGCAAAGATGTCTACTCTCAAGGAAGAGATTGCAGACAACGAACGCAAGATCGCTATTCTGCGAGAATCTATCCGCGCTCAGAAAGACTTGATTGTAGGACTAAAGAGCAAAAGTGATGAACAGGTACAGGGAAACCTGAAAGAGATCGCCCGCTCTGAATCGTTGATTGAAGATAAGCAGGAAGAACTGATTGTCCTGAATGAGCAGATTCAGAAAGTAAAGGTCAAGTTACAAGGAAAGGTTGCTTTGCTAAAGCAGATCACTAAACTAGAAACCTTTCATAAGCAACTAGAGTCCAATCGCAAAAAGGTAGGTGAAGAGTTGTCATTCTTTGACGACAATGAGGTATGTCCCACCTGCTATCAACCTATTGACAAGGCTAGTCAGCCTATTCACGGGTTACTATGCAAGAAGAAAAGCAAGCAGGGTGAACTGAACGAAGCAGTCGGTGCCATTGTTACCGAAATTGAAACCAAGCGAACTCAGATTGAAGAGTATGAAGAGGTATCTGCTGAACTAGAATCTCTGAATACACAGACGATGGAGGCGAACAGCACCATTACGGCGTGCAATTCGTATATCGGTAAACTCAGCAGAGAGAATACGACTATTCAGGGCAAGGAAACTGAAGACACAGATCATCAGAAGAGATTGGTGGATTTCGAGGGAGACTTGAACAAGAACGAGTCTTCCAAGAATAGCCTGGTGGAAGAGATGCACTACTATAGCGTAGCGGCAACTCTATTGAAGGATAGCGGTATCAAGGCAAAGATCATTCGCTACTATCTACCCATCATCAACAAGACCATCAATAAGTATCTGAACACGATGGATTTCTTTGCCAACTTTACGCTTGATGAAGAGTTCAACGAAACCATCAAGAGCAGACACCGTGACACTTTCTCGTACATGAGTTTCAGCGAGGGTGAAAAGATGCGTATTGATTTGGCTTTGCTTCTCGCGTGGCGTGAGATTGCACGAATCAAGAACAGCGCAAATACTAATCTGCTCATTTTGGACGAGGTGTTTGATTCATCGCTCGACACCGCAGGAACCGAAGAGTTTATGAAAATTCTCCACTCTTTTGGTATCACCGCAAATGTGTTTGTGATCTCTCACAAGGCAGATCAGTTGGTAGACAAGTTTGAACACACCATGTCGTTTGAGAAGAAGAACAACTTCAGTAGGATTACACCATGACAAAGTTTCAAGAGAACTCGTATGTGTTGGGAGATGCATTTGATTATATGCCTAACATTCCATCAGAATCCGTAGACCTAGTATTCACTTCTTGCCCAGACCTGTCTCAGACCCCGTTTGGTAAAGATGAAACTGACTCGTATCGGCAATTTCAACAGAAGGCAATGCGAGAGTTTGCTCGTATTGTGAAACCTACTGGCTTTGTTGTGGTGTGTCAGACTGATCGTAGGGTGAACGGTTTCATTCTGTCCAACCATATGTGGTACGCGCAATGCCTAGAGAACGAAGGACTGCGCCTGAAAGACTACAAGATTGTGGTAAGAAACGAAGTAGGCAAGCGTGATATGTACTACTTCACATTCCAACATATGCTTGTGTATACAAGTCAAGGTGTCATCCATCGCAAGGGAGAGTGGCTGCGCGACATCTATGTGGATCAGCAGGAAAAGGTACTAAATCAGTCTGTGTGGTCGCAGAACTTCTGCAAGTATGTGATTGAGAATCTTACTGAGCCAGGTGATTTGGTTGTCGATCCGTTTGCAGGAGTTGCCCCAGTTCTGCTTGCTGCCAACACTACTGGACGCAGATGGTGGGGATGCGAACTGGAAGAGAAGTTCTATGATCCAAAATTCAATCACTCTAAGACTACACTACCACTATGAAAGAACAGGTTGATATGCAACAGGAATATGACTTTTCTAAAGCATTTCCTGCCCATGTTCTGACGCGCACTCCCGTGCAGTTTATCAAGGGGATATGGTACAAGCGTGATGATATGTACACTCCCTACGGGGTTGAAGATGTGAGCGGAGGCAAAGTAAGACAAGCCATTCGCTTGCTGTATCCTCTAAGAAATGTTCTCAAAGAACACAGCAATGGGGTAGTGACTCACACACAGGTTCATTCTACAACGGGAGCGATTATCGCCAGAGTGTGTAAGGATTTGAATATTCCTTGCGTGATTTGCATTGGTGGTAGTTCGCCAGAAACCATCGACAACCACCACATGATGCGATACGCAAAGTGGCTGGGTGCAGATGTTCGCAATGTGTGTGGAACAGGAATGCACGGTCCTGTGCTTGCTAGAATGCGAGAGATCGCTAAGACTGAAAAACTGTACGATGCAGTCTTTACCCATAACATTGAAAACAGAGAAGACGCAATCATTGATGGCATTGAGCGTCAAGTGGGCAACCTACCGAACCAGTTGGATCAATTGGTTGTTCCTGTGGGAAGCGGAGTTCACTTTGCTGCCATTCTCCGAGGTATACATCGGTATAAGATCAGCGTGGGCAAAGTGATCGGATTGTGTGTTGGCCCAAAGCGAACGGAGAACATCAACAAGTGGGTAAATCCAATGGCAGGATATCCGCTGCCAGAATATGATCTACATTGTCTAAATACTGTGTACGGAAAACCTCTTGTGGAAAAGATAGCAGATGGTACAATCCTTGACGATCTGTACGAAGCAAAGGCACACAAGTGGATGCGCGAGAACCTTGACATAAACAAGAGTACTTGCTTTTGGGTGGTTGGACGCAGACTTAGTGAAACTGAAGTACAGCAAAGAATGAAATCATAATGGAAACTCTACAAGCACACAAAACCTTTTTTGAGAAGAACACCCATCTCCTCACTCACCCAGTAAATGTCACCTTTGAAGAATTGCTAGAGATGAACGCAGACAAGTTCTGCGAGTGGGTTGTCAATATGCGTAAGGCAGTTGTCGATATTTGGGACAACAAGGGATGTCCTCCGCGCATCGGAAAGATCGAAGAAGGCATCATTGAAGAGTGGAACAAGATGGCTGAGTATCCTGTGAAGTCGTTTGAGTTTGACGATGAACTGGAAGACATCGGCAACGATGTGATTCTGAACAAGGCAAGGCTTGGTTCTGAAGTGGATCAATGGTTTCCAACCATGATGAAGACTCGCATCAACTACAGCGAACGGGACGATGGCTATTCCATCTACGAACTGTTTGCAGAAGATCGGTTTCTTGATCGTATGGTCAAGGGATCAATGCGTCACTTCCGCAGAGACTCGCTGTATATGCACGCCCTGTCGTGCTTGCGTAACAATCCTAAACCTGCTCTTGTGTCTGTGCCTGATGCCTCGTCTTGGATCAAAGCATTCCAAACCAACAAGGAAATCTTCAAGGGTTACGACTTCATGCTTGAACAGGTGAAGATTCGTGAAGGCAACAATACAGGATACTTCCAACTGAATCAGTCTGACATTCTGAATCTCACGCGAGAACAGGTGCAGCAACTCAAGGACGAGGGAGTATTGCAGTATCGACACTTCTCTACTTTCGATGTGAGTGCCATGCCAGATGATCGCGTGTACACCATTCGTATTTACAAGAAAGGTGAGCGCGTATTCCCGAAGGGATTTGCTGCATTCCGTATCGGATACATTCAAGTGGCGCACAACTTCCCACCCATGACTGCCAAGTATCTGTATGAGCGGTTTACGGAACACGCCAAGTCTCAGAAGACTCCGCTTGTGATCTACGATCCTTCATCGGGATGGGGAGGTCGTATTCTTGGCGCCATGAGTGTGCGCGATGATCGCAAGATTCATTACATTGGAACTGATCCAAACCCCGAACTGTATTACATTGACGAAGACACGGGCGAGGAGCGTTCTCGATATGCCGATGTTGCAGATTTCTACAATACCAAGACATACAGAGGCAATCCATTCTTCAGCGAAACCAATACCTACGAAATTTATAGACTAGGTTCAGAAGAGATTGGCAACGATCCTCGTTTCAAGAAGTACAAAGGTAAGATCGACATGATCTTCACAAGTCCTCCTTACTTCAACCGTGAAGCCTATTCAAAGGATGAGAACCAATCCTATAAGAAGTACGGCTCATCATATGAGAGTTGGCGTGATGGATTTTTGCGTCCAACGCTGAAGACTTGTGCAGAGTTCTTGAAGCCTGATCGTTACTTGCTATGGAACATTGCAGACATTCAGATTGGTGGGGATTATCTTCCGCTTGAAAAAGATTCACAAAGATTCCTTGAAGAGTTTGGACTCGTGTATAAATACAAGGTGAAGATGGCGATGGAATCTATGCCTGGGCAGAATCGTCTTGACGAAAAAACAGGATTGCCCATGTGCAAAAACTATTGCAAGATTGATGGTGACTACATGAAGTATGAACCCGTTTATGTGTTTTACAAACCAAAGGAGAAATCATAATGACAAAGAGTGAGTATGTGAAAGTGAAAAAGGATGAGACGAAGCCAGTTGTAATGGATTGGACTTACATTTGGTTGGCTGGTGATGGTACTATTCGTAGTGCTAACTACACCTCAGTTGGAGAAACCCCCAAGACACAGCGATTCGATGGTTCTGCTTGCAAGCAGGCATCAACTGATAACGCTGATCTGTTCTTGGTTCCAGTTCGTACCGTTAAGGATTCAACTGGATTTGAGGGTATTACCCGCGATAGTGGTGTTGTACTATGCGAAGTGCAAACCGCAGATGGAACTCCTCATGCATCTAATGCCCGTGCCGACCTTCGCAAGTTTCTCAGCACAAACGATCTGACCTCCGTAAAGATTGGATTCGAGCAGGATGTTCTACTGATTGATCCTGATACTCGTCAACCGTATCGCTGGCCAACTGGAAAGAACGAAAAGGGAGAAACCCAAGTCGTATTCCCTGGTCCTCAAGGCAGGTACTATGGTGGTTCTGGCGACTTTCAACGAGGCAAAGAACTGATTTCTTCTTTCTACGACCGATGTGTATGGAGAGGAATTGCAATGCATTCATACAATGCAGGAATCTGCCTATCACAGTGGTCATTTGTTACTGAAGAAACAGATGTGCTGACTGCTTGCGATAATCTGATTATCTCGCGGTATCTATTGGAAGATACGGCAGAAGACCGAGACAACCCTCGGTGTGTAATCAGTTATCAGCCAAAGAGTTTTCCTGGCACAGAATGGAATGGTAACGGATGCATCGTCCGCCTGTATATGGACAATTACACCAAGTCTAGCGGAAATGCAGGCCTCGCCAAGGCAATTTGCGAAACCATTGGAGAAGATCACCGCGAACATATGGCAGCATATGGTGCGGGCAACGAGCAACGCCTAGTTGGAAAGACAGGCGGAATCAGTGACTTCAACAAGTTCACTTGGGGATTTGGTGATCGTACTACATCTTTGTGTGTGCCTGCTGTTCCTCTGAACACGGATGCGGCACATCTGCTGTATATTGAAGATCGCCGTCCAGGCGCCAATGTAGACCCATACGCGGGTGTTATTGCCCTTTCTCGTAGCCTTGTCAAGACTATAAACTTGGCGCCATCTACAAAGAATGAGGTATTTGAACCTAAACTCGTAGGGTGACTTGACTCGTATGCGATTCGTCGTATACTTACGATGCGATGAAAGACTACAACAAAACACTAGAACGAGCCTATGGTTCTGAGCCAGTTTGGAGCGCAGAGTCTTTTGCTACTAAAGATGAGCAAGACTCTGCGCTCCAACGGGCTATTGGTTGGTATTGGAATAAAGGCACCAACCGAGACAAAAAGCGGTGGGTGTTAGACTACTGCAAGCATTCCAAGATGGATGCTGAAACAATCAAGTGCATTGCACAAAATGGCATCAAGAGTTATGCTGGCATTGGTTATTTGTGTCGAATGCTAACTCGTGGCGCTCCGCTGCCAGACGAAACTAAACAGAAGATTGCACGGGAGATTGATGATCTGAAGCAAACTGGTTCTGTCGTCCTCGCCAAGCGTCAGGATACCGCTCTGCCGTCCATTCAGGAGCGCATCGAACACAAGTACCGTGAGTACTTGGGTGATATTGATATGGTTGTGGATTCGGTTGTAGACGCTTGTACGAGCAAGAGCGAGGTGAATTTTGATCCTGTGGGGTGGGCAACCAGTCATGGAGTCAAGGCATTACATTGCGGTAAAATTGCTGCATACATTGAAAATGCCTATCTGCAAGAGATGACAACAGCATATGCCGGCAAAGATGAACAACTGGTTGAGGGATATTCTTTCTTGACCAGGCCTCGACTCAAAAAACTCATACAAATACTTTCAGAAACGGCTAATGCTTTCCGCACATTTGCTGACGAGAAGCGATCAGATCGTAAGCCTCGCAAGAAGAAGCAGAAGAGTCCAAATCAAATCACCAAAAAGGTAAAGTACTTGGTTGAGTCTAAGGAATACAACATTAAAAGTATCTCGCCAGAAAAGATCATTGGTAGTGAAATGGTGGTTGTGTTTAACGAAAAGTACCGTACACTAACTGTACTGTTTGCAAAAGATCCTCGTGGCTTAAGTGTAAAGGGAACCACCATTATTAACTACGATGAAAACAAGTCTGTATCCAAGAAACTCCGCAAGCCAAAAGATATGCTGAGTAAACTTACTGGTGTCCGTGCTGTGCAGAACACGATGAACTCCATCAAGACTAAACCCACAAAGATAAGCGGGAGAATCAATGAGAACTGTATTCTCATTGGAGCCTACTAATGATTCTGATTGACAACAACCAAGTACTGTTGGGAAGTCTATTCGCCCTTACCAAAGGCGATGCTGCCCAGTTTTCAGAAGACCTGTTACGCCATACGGTACTGAACATTTATCGCACATATCGACAGAAGTTTCGTGACGCTGGCGAGATTGTTCTCTGCCACGAAGGTGGTAGGTGTTGGCGTAACTCTGTGTTTCCGCAGTACAAGCAGAACAGAGCCAAGGCAAAGGCGTCATCTGATGTCGATTGGAAGGCGATTTATGGAATGATTGACGGAATCCGCGAAGAGATTCGTGATGTGTTTCCGTATCGTCATATGCGAGTGCAGGGAGCAGAGGCAGACGATGTGATCGCCACTCTGACCAAGCACACCTCTGCTAACGAACAGGTTATCATTGTGTCTAGCGACAAAGACTTTCAGCAGTTGCAGATTTACCCGAATGTTCGGCAATGGAGTCCTGTGACGAAAGGATTTGTGGTATGTAAGAATCCAACCGAGTTCTTGGTGAATCATATCTTGAGTGGTGACTCAGGTGACGGCATCCCTAACATCCTGTCCGATGACGATTGTTTCGTTACTGACGGTAAGCGACAGACTCCTCTCACTGGCAAGAAGTCTGCTGCTATTCAAGAACAGATTCTTGTCGTGGGTAATCGGTTTGATGTTATAGCAACTATGCCAGACAAAGTGAAAAGAAACTGGGATCGTAACCGATGCATGGTTGATTTCAGATATATACCTGTGGAGTTGGAGCAATCCATTCTGCAAAGGTATGCAGACTCCACTCCGGCCCGTAAAGGTAATATCCTTTCGTACTTGATGGAACATAAGATGAGAAATCTAGTCGAGGTTGTCTCGGAGTTCTGATATGAGCAGAGAGTGGAATAATTGGGATGATACTGGTTCTTTTGAACGCTTTCACAGAGATCGCGGCATAAAGAAAAAGCAAAAGCGCGGCGACCGTCATTCTCAGAAGCAAAAAATGCGTGAAGCATCTTCTGACATTCAGCGTTACGAAGACGATTCGTTTGAGGATTATCAAAATGAGCGCACCAAACAACGGTAAGAAGATCGTTGCTACTGGTGGATGGAGCAAGGGCGGCGCTCGCCGAACTTCCCCGCCTCCAGGTCCAGCACCTACACCTGCAGGACCTCAGCATCCACCTTCAATGCTGAACAAAATGAAGAGTGTTGTAGAAGCATATGCTTCTCGTGGGATCACCCAAGACAAACGATGTGATGCAGAAACCAAACGGATTCGCTCTATATCTTGCCATGGCGACGAAACTCTAGACATTGCTCCATGTCCATTTAGACGAAACAGCAATGCTGAAGAGGGAAGGTTCTACTGTGGTGAATGTGGATGCGGGGATAGACAAGCCACATGGCTAAATGCAAAGTCTCCTGAAGACTACTCTAAACTAGATTTCCCAAAAGTTGTTTGTCCGCTACAGATGCCTGGATTCAGCAACTATACCAAGTCTGCTGATGAAACGGTTGAGCGTAGAATGAAGTACGATTTCACTCGAAAGGAGCAGATCGAAAGGAAAGTAGACCTGACGATCAAGACAACAGATGAGGCGAATTAACAGACCTTCTCGAATTGGAAGAGCAACCACAAATAAAAATGTACAGCGACAACAGCCAGTACAACCGAATGATATTGCCGCAAGGCAATCTCAGCCAGCACCACCATCAAATGTTACAAAACAGCGTGGTTGTGGTTGCAATAAACCAAAGTGAAAGTATAATTTACAGACCCCTATAGAATGGAGACACAATGACTGCTACTGAAACTGAAACTGGTATGAAACTCTCTCAAGAAACTCTCGCACTTCTCAAGAACTTCGCCTCTCTAAACTCAAACATTCTCATCCGTCCAGGCAATACTATTGCCACTGTGACTCCTGTGAAGAATGTCATGGCTGAGGCAACTGTGGATGAAACCTTTGATATTGAGTTTGGTATTTGGGACTTGAACAAGTTCCTTGGCGTGATCTCGCTGTTCAAGGAACCATTACTGACTTTCGGAGAGAAGTCTGTAGTGATCTCCGATGCGACTCGTAAGAACGCACCGAGTGTCAACTACTACTACTGCGAACCAAGTCTGCTGACTGCTCCCAAGAAGAGCATCACTATGCCCGACATTCTTGTGTCGTTCAAGTTGACCGCAGACAATGTTGCTGAAATCATGCGCGCCAGTTCTGTGCTACAGGTTAGTGATATCTCTGTGCGTGGAACGAAAGACAAGATTGAGGTTGTGGTGTTTGACAAGGCCGACAAGGGTTCAAACACCTACTCTATTGCGGTTGGAGAGAACAAGGCGAAGACCAAGTTCGATATCCACATGAAGGTGGAGAATCTGAAACTCATGTCTGGTGATTACGATGTGCATATCAGCAAGAGCATTGTCGCCAAGTTCTCGCATTGCAGCAAGGATTTGACTTACTTCGTTGCGCTTGAGGCAACTTCAAGTACTGCCTCTAAGGAGTAAACATGACTGCTACTACAACCGAATACCTTTGGGTGGAGAAGTACCGCCCAAAGGTGATCGCGGATTGTATTTTTCCGTCCGCAATGAAGACGACTTTCACCGACATGGTAGAGTCGGGCGAGGTACAGAATCTACTGCTATCGGGTGGAGCAGGCTGCGGAAAGACTACGGTTGCCCGCGCTCTGTGCAATGAACTGGATAGCGACTGCATTATCGTTAACTGTTCAGAAGACGGCAACATTGATACCCTCCGTACTCGCATCCGAAACTTTGCGAGTACAGTATCCATGTCAGGCAACAAAAAGGTAGTGATTCTTGACGAGTTTGATTACTCGAACGCCCAAAGCACACAGCCTGCTTTGCGCGGATTCATGGAAGAGTTCAGCGCAAACTGTCGGTTCATCCTGACTTGTAACTTCAAGAACAGAATCATCGAACCGTTGCACTCACGGTGTACTTGCATCAACTTCCAAATTCCAACCAAAGAACGCCCCGCTCTTGCCAAGCAAATGCTACAGCGAGTCAAGGGCATCTTGGACATCGAAGGTGTTGCATATGATGACAAGGTGCTTGTCGAACTCATAATGAAACACTTTCCCGACTTTCGCCGCATCTTAAATGAGTTGCAGAGGTACTCGGTTTCAGGCAAGATTGATGTGGGCATCCTTACACAACTTGGTGAAATCAAGATCAAGGAACTCATTTCTGCCTTGAAGGGGAAAGACTTCACTTCTGTTCGCAAGTGGGTGGTTGAGAATTCAGATGCCGATTCAGCATCTCTGTTTCGTAAGATTTACGAGTCCATGTACGATTGCTTTGCTTCGTCTAGCATTCCGAAACTGGTTCTGATTCTTGCTGAGTATCAGTACAAGGCAGCATTTGTTGCCGATACAGAGATCAACATGACTGCTTGCCTGACTGAGATTATGATGGAGTGTGAGTTCAAGTGATGACATTTAGACCTGTTGGTAAGTGGATTGCTGTACGCACCGATCTTGGTAAAGAGAAAAAGACCGAGAGCGGAATCATCTATAATGACAACAAAACAAAGGGGTATTATGTGCTTGCCGAGGTTGTTGCTGTTGGAAATGATGTGACTGAAGATGTTCGCGTTGGAGATACGGTGTATTGGGAACTAGCGACTAATCGTGGCAATCACTACGGTGATTTAGACTTGGTTCATCAGGATCATATTGCTTTGGTGGTACGAGATGACGCTTAAACTCACAGACTATCTGAATGCCATCAATGTGAACAAGAATCCCCTATGCGATGAAGAGCATGACGAGAAGGGATATGTTCCGTTCTTAGTGAACCGAGGACTGTCTTACTTCCCCGATACCATCTTGCAAGCAAATGAGATGAACCGCTATGGTGGATTGCGTAAGCGAATGCAGTTTGATTTTCTACGGCACAGCGTCCGCGCAAGAAAGCGTTTCAGCAAGTGGTTCAAAGCAGAAGAAGCACAAAATCTGGCATCTATCAAAGAGCGGTATGGTTGCTCGGATGCCAAGGCTAAAGACATCATGCGAGTACTGACCCCTGAGCAAATTGCAGACCTTGTGCGTTCAACAAACAAGGGTGGTGTCTAAGTTAGCCCGTTCCTACATATTTGTAAAGATGAGGCATACTCATTGGCATGGAGTGCATATGCATGGAACACAAACCGAAAATCACCAGTGACGACTTAGTAGAGATCACGCTGGCAATGCCAGATGATTTCCTAAAGGTAAAGGAAACCCTGACCCGTATTGGGATTTCCGCGAAGGCCGAGAAGAAACTGTATCAGTCTTGTCATATTCTACACAAGCGGGGCAAATACTATATCGTACATTTCAAGGAAATGTTTGCGCTTGATGGTCTTCCGTCCACGCTGACAGAAGCAGATATCGCTCGACGAAATACCATTGTGACTTTGTTAGACGAATGGGGACTCGTCAAAGTAGTTGATCCCACAAAGACAGCAAATATCACCGCAGGCCTTGCTCAAATCAAGATTATTCCGCACAAGGAAAAAGGAGATTGGGAACTGGTTCCCAAGTATCATATCGGTAAGAAATTCTAATCAGTTTTTCTTACAATCAGAGATTCATTATGGAAATCGACCTTCGTAATGTACAAACTAGATGGATCAATCTAGATCGTGCCACTACAAATGCCAAGCAAATGACCGAGCAATTTGATCGTTTGGGATTTGTTTCTCATCAGCGAATCCCAGGCAGAATCATTCCACCACCAAAAGACCTGTCTTCAGTCAGACTCAGAGCGTTTGGCAAACACTATATGGGATGCGGACAGGCGCACATAGATGCATTATACTCTGTGAACAATTCACCAGTTCTGATACTGGAGGACGATGCGCTGTCAACCTCGGCGTTTCGCCCCATGATCTCTATACCCGATGATACAGATGCAGTATATTTGGGAATCTCTCATGGAAATAAAAAGCAAGCAATTGTTGACTTGAACAATGGTTGGTATAGAATCTTTGGTATGCTTGCAGCACACGCCGTTCTTTATGTGAGTGAACAGTATAGACAGTATGCAGCAGAGATTGCTCATATGTGTCTGTACTCCAAGAGAATTCCTATGGATAATGGATTTGCCGCAGCACAGCAGAAGTTCAAGGTAATCGCTGCACCAACTCCGATGTTCATTCAATCAGCAGACAGACAAAGCCAAAACAAGTGGCAGAGTCTAACAGACACGCCGCTTGCTCCTACCCACATACAAGTTTTCAATGAGTTGATTCCAATTACAGTACAGTAAGAGTTACATAATGACATTTGGATTTTACAAGTTGTTTCAAAACGCAATCGTTCCATCATACGGAACAGATGAATCTGCTTGCTTTGACATTGCTACTCATCTCATGGACGAACAAGGAATCGCCAGAAGTATCAAGGTTGTTACTGATATTCTGACCGTACATCCTGAATACCCCGATCCATACGAGAAGAGTTTCAGTTTCAATTTGAGGCCTGGCTATCTTGCATTGATTCCTACTGGACTTATTGCCAAGATACCACACGGATACTCGCTTCGTACCCATATTCGATCAGGGATCGCTATGAAGCGAGGATTGTACCTTCCAAATGGAGAAGGAATCATCGACTCTGACTATTTCGATGAGTTGTTTTTGATGGTCAAGAATGCCTCCACTTCGGTGGTATCCATCAAACACGGAGAAAAAATATGTCAGGGCGAATGGGTTCCAGTTCTGCGATTTCCGATTGAAGAGATACATACTAGACCCGAACAAACCACGGATCGTAAAGGTGGGTTCGGATCAACAGGAGTGTAATACATTATGACCCGTGATGAACTATTGGCATGGCACAAAGAAATCTGTGATAGCGGCCGCACCCTTATGGATGCGAAGAACCGAGACTACGCAGGCAATGACGGTCTAGAACCGTTCGCAAACTTTACAAGAGTAGAATCAATGGGCATCTGCTCCACCGAGCAGGGGTTCTTGGTTCGTCTTACAGACAAGATGAGTAGACTCAGTTCGTTTGTTGAGTCTGGCAAACTTCATGTTTCCAATGAGAGTTTTATGGATACTTGTGTTGATGTAATCAACTACATGGTTCTGTTGAGTGCTTACTTGAAAGAGAAAGAGAGAGTACAGAATGGCAAGCGATGAACGCATTTTCCTTCAGATTGCAGCATACCGTGATCCTGAACTGGTTCCCACCATTAAGGATTGCTTAGACAAGGCCAAACATCCTGAGCGGTTGCGCTTTGGAATCTGCTGGCAGCATGAACCAAATGACCCGTGGGACGCTGAACTGCAAGAGTTCAAGAACGATCCTCGCTTCAAGATCATTGATGTGCCGTGGCATCAAAGCAGAGGAGCGTGTTGGGCGCGTAACTCTATCCAAGAGCAGTTGTATGGAGGAGAAGAGTACACTATACAACTGGATTCTCACCACAGATTTGCACAAGATTGGGACGAGACTTTGATCGGTTGGATCAAAGACTTGCAAGCCAAGGGACACAAGAAACCCATTCTCACCGCTTATGCAACACCATTCAATCCCGAAAAGCATCGCGGTAGGCAGCATGACGATCTGCTAGAAACGAATCATGCTTTGTACTTGGAGTTTGACCGTTTTACCCCCGAAGGATGCGTATTCTTCAAACCACACTACATTGACGGTACTAACTTCTGGGCAGGAAATGGAAAAGGCTTTGCGGAGTTGACTTCTCCCGTACCGTGTAGATTTTTCTCTGCTCACTTTGCCTTCACCATCGGAGACATGGTACGAGAAGTTCCCCACGATCCAAACTATTACTTCCACGGAGAAGAGATTTCTCTTGCAATGCGTTCTTTCACGCACGGTTATGATCTGTTTTCCCCGCACCGAAATGTTGTTTGGCACGAGTATACCCGCGAGTATAGAACTCATAAGCATTGGGTAGATCATACCGATCAAAACAAGAATAAACTTGTAGATGGTATGAACTGGGTAGAGCGCAACAACATCTGTCACCATCGAAATCGAGTGCTGTTTGAGATGGAGACAGATCCGAACATTGTGTTTGGAAAGTACGGAATCGGAACTGTCAGAACCTTGGCAGAGTACGAAGCATATTCCAAATTAGACTTTAAGCGAAGAGCAGAAACACTGCCTGACGGTGAGGGTAGGTTTGCTACTTTGCTGACATGGGAACCCAAGAACTTCCATCAGGCAGATGATCTTGATTTTGTGGTATGCGCGATTCACAATGACGCAAATGATACTCTGTGGAGAGAAGACTTTAAGCCAGATACTAGACCTCTGATGTGGAACAGATCAATCAAACCGAACGACGAGTTGAGAGAAGGATATTCAAGACTTGCAGTTGTGTTTACTGCAAAGATGGATTCTGCTCCAAGCAAGTTTGTGATATGGCCTCACAGCAAGAGCAAGGGTTGGTTAAACAGAATCGAACAGCCAGTAAGCATCGGGTATTGATGCATTGGAGATACCATGTCATTGACTATTGTTAGTGGCCTTGTCAACATTGGTAGAGGAGAAATAGGAACTTCTTTTTCTCGCTCGTTCGATCACTACAAGGAATGCTTTTCCAAACTGCTGACTGCGGTGAAATGCCCAATGGTGCTTTTCATAAGTCCTGATTTGGAGGATTTTGTCTGGCAATACCGCGATAGATCGAATACTACCATACGCCATGTTAGTGCAGATGACCTGAGAAAGATGCCATTCTACGATCAGATTCAGTCTATCAGAACTGATCCTGCGTGGTTCACGCAAAAGTCTTGGCTAGAAGAAAGTACGCAAGCGAGATTGGAGTTATACAATCCGCTTGTAATGTCGAAGTTCTTTTGGTTGAATGATACGACACTAATTAATCCGCACAACACCAAGTATTTCTTGTGGTTAGACGGAGGTATAAGCAACACCGTATGGGATGGACTGCTTGGTGCGAGGTTTGAATCCGAAGTAGTCAAGTACATGGAAGATGCTGCCTTGTTTTTGTGTTTTCCATACGATGCAGAAGGAGAAATCCACGGATTTGTTGCCTCTAAGATGAATGAGTTTGCTCGCGGAGTGAATGTAAATAGAGTTGCACGAGGAGGACTGTTCGGCGGAACTAAAGATACGATAAACAAACTCAACAATCACTACTACGCATATCTTGCAGACAGTTTGAGTAAAAGACTGATGGGTACTGAAGAGAGCATTTTTACATTGCTCACTTACAACTACCCTGATCTGTGCAACTATCAGATGATTGGAGCAAACGGATTGATTGCTCCGTGGATAGAGAAGATTCTTAGCAAGCCAAGAGAAAGAACAAACAATAGCAAACTTGGTGTATACTCTGTGTGCTTTAATATCCCTGCACAATACAGGCTTTGGTTAGATTCTACTCGCAACCACGACTCAGTTTTCAAATACTCTTCCAAGTATGTAATCAACAATTCAACAGACCTATCAACTGACGGTGAGTTCGCTGCTCTTTGCAAAAAGCATTCATTTCAAGAGATAAGAAAGCCAGAGAATCTAGGAATATGTGGTGCTAGACAACTGTGCGCTGAGATGTTTGATGAATCTGACCACGAATACATGGTGTTCTTTGAAGACGATATGATGCTTTGTGGCAAAGACGAAGAACCTTGTAAGAATGGATTGATACGATACGATCCAAGACTGTTTCAGAAATGCATGAGTATCATGGAAAAGGAATCTCTTGACTACCTGAAACTATCCTTTACGGAATTCTTTGGCGATAACCATTTGAATTGGTCTTGGCACAATCTTCCATCTGATAAGAAAGAGCAGTACTTTCCAGGATCACAGATCAAGGGTGTGTGCAACAGAACCAAGATAACTCATACGGGGTCTGTTGATGGACTTTCGTATGCAGTAGGAGAATTTCACTACTGCAACTGGCCTGTGATGTTCAATAAAGCAGGTAGTCGCAAAGTATTCCTAGACACCAAATGGGCGCATCCATATGAGCAAACATGGATGAGTCATGTGCATCAGCAGATATCAGAAGGAAAGATCAAAGCAGGATGTCTGCTAGCCAGTCCTATCAACCACAACCGAGCATTTCATTATGATGGATCGCATCGAAAGGAAAATGCAGGATGACACAATCAAACCTAGACAAGTATACTATTATTCCTCCTGATCTCAAAAACAATCAGGGATTGATAACTATAAACGGGCACGCGGCGCAGCAAAATCATTATGCACCGTATGCTTTTGCAGAATTGCTATCTGTAGTTAGACCTAAAAGAATTCTCGAAATTGGAACTGCACTAGGAGGATTTACATGGTTCCTCAAAACTGTAGCAGATGACAATTTCATCCCAATAGAGATTCTTACCTATGACATTTACAGAAGAGAGTGGTTTGATGATCTACAAAAGCAGGGAATTGCAGATTTTAGAACTCAGAGTATTTGGAAAAACGACCATAATGTTAGAGATGGTATCATAGAAGATGCTATTTCATTTGTTAGACAGGATGGTGTTTCTATTGTTCTTTGTGATGGTGGAGCAAAGGTAGAAGAGTTCAAAGAAATTGCACCACATCTAAAGGTAGGAGACATTATCATGGCACATGATTATGCTTCAAGCAAAGATGTATTTGAGCAAACCATTCGTGGGGTTTTGTGGAACTGGTGTGAGATAACTGATGATAATATATACGATACTTGCTCTAATAATGGATTGGTTCCTTTTATGGACGAACAGTTTAGCAAGGCTGTTTGGGTGTGTAGGAGAAAGATATCTTGATTCCATCTTATGCATATTGTACTGTTGCAGTAGGTGAATCGTATTTGAAACAAGCAATAGAGTTTCATACGAAAGTTGTTTCGTATCCAAACTGTCATGGTTCTGTGATTACTACAAATCCATCTGCATTTTCTAGTATAACTAACACATCTCCAAAAATCACATTTGATCTATTGGAGTCAGACGATGATGCATTCAATGCTCCGCCTGGATTCGACTCTAGAGGTGCATTCAATGAATTTGGATTCAACTACAATATAAAGCACAGACCTATAGCAAAAACACACAACATCATAGATGCAGACTATATCATCTTTTGCGACGCAGATTGGAAAGTTAGATCCGAGTATTCGGAAGATGGTGTTTTGAGAGTTCTACAGCAGATGTCAGAAATGGAAGTTGATTTTCTGTTTGAGCGCCCACATGAAATAGGATCAGGAAAACATAACCCTTCGGGATGTTTTTGGAAGCATAAAATTGATGCCTATGGATTGATGAATACTTCTGAGTTTGATAATGCCCATGTATGCAACGAACAGTATATGGTATTTGCGAACAATCAAAAACTTGGTGCTTTCTGCGAATACTGGAATATGCTATACACAAAATCTCAGCAAGAAAACATATGGACATTTGCAGAGGGAGTAGAGATTGGTATGTCTACAGTAGTAGCAAAGATGAAGACTGCTCTAATCCCTTTAGGAATTATGAATAACTACTATGAGTTCCTTCCAAAGTATAGAGAAACATCACTATTGAAGTTTTAACCATGAGTCTACTTGTAACAACTGTTCTTTTCGATTATCCATCGTATTATCAGCCTACTTTCTATGAAAGATGTGCTGCGGGTGGTATCTTACCCGAAGACATTCATGTTCAGAGATACGATACTGCTGCATCTCCTCCTCCCAATGGAGAAGTTAGTTTATACTCTAAACTGGCGTGGTTCAAAATTAATAAACACTTAGAGTATTTGAAATCGGTATTACATAAGTACGAATATACTCTTTTTCTAGACGCATTGGATACTAATTTTCTGAGAAGAGCGGATGGATTATTGAGAGAGTATCTTTCTTTCAACTGTGACATAGTGATGTGTGCCGAAAAAGGAATGTGGCCACCAACACCATATAGTCACCTGTACAATTCTTCTCCTACAGATAGCGAGTATCGTTATTTAAACTCAGGTTGCATGATAGGAAAAACCAAATCTATTATTTCTGCTCTTGAAGAGGCAGTAAATAATGAATTTCTGATGACACCATATGACGATCAAGCAATATGGACGAATTTGTATCTTTTGAAAAAAGCAGACATCGTATTAGATGCAGAACAGAGATTGTTTTTCAGCACACATCTGTCCAAGCATAAAACTCTTGTTGAGAAAGATATTCCAATAGGAATACAATCGTCAGCGTTTATTGTTCACGACAATGGACCTTGGGGAAACGAAACCATCAAACTAACTGATGCTTGCAACTCGCTCCCACTTGATCTGTAAATTCAGTAATAGGAGAACAATTTATGAAACCAATAACCAATACAATCAAAATCACTAGACAGGGGTTCGCTTCAAGTTGTATGAACTATGTATTGTCATACTTCAAACGATGCTTAGGGATGCATTATAATGTTATTGTAGACCCGTATGATCCTGATATAGTGATACATTCTTCGCTCTATCATGGATCTGAGCCAGATTCTTGGTTGACTATGGAACTGGGAATTCCTACTCCACAAATATCATATGATCCCGCGACTCATCCATCAAAGAAGTTCCTATTCTATAGTGGAGAATGGGCTGATTGTATTGGATCTGTAAGACTACCAAATATGTGGGGAATTTGTAATGCTCCAGTTGAGCATTCTCGCTATTTACAACAAGCATCAGTTGCTCAGGATATTTGGGCAATATACGATGAAGCAATGATAACGGACGAACCAACGCAATGGCTTTTGAGTAGAGACTACGAGTTGATATCCAAAAGAAATGTTAGATTTTGTTCTGTAGTTCAGGCGTCTAAACCTCCGCATAGAATTGCTGCATATGAAGAATTGTGCAAGTACAAACAAATAGACGGAGCCGGTGGATTTGCAAATAACATCAACGAAAGTGAAAGTGGAGTGAATAGGGATGCTTTCAAGCAAATTTATCGAAATAGACCAGACGGCATATCAATACGCCAAAAAATACTATTCGAGTCCAATTACAAGTTTTCTTTGGCAATTCAGTTTGTTTGCGTTCCACATTTGATAGTAGAAAAGATTGCTCACGCATTTTGCGCTGGAACTATTCCTATCTTTTGGGGAAATCCAAAGATACTTGAGTTTGGATGGAATCCAAAGGCGTTTATCAATCTCCATGATTACGAATCCGAAGTAGGAAACTGGATGACAATAGATTGGGGTGCAGTTCGCAGTAGAATCGCATCAATAGACACAGATGAATCTATCCGCCGTAAGATGATAGAAGAGCCTATATTTGTTGATAACCGTCTTCCCGAACAGTTGAGTATGCGTAGAGTTGCAGATTTTCTACAGAGAATGGTAGAATCGAAGGACTGAGTATGCCTGGTTTATAAAGAATCTACTAACTGGCTTGACTGATCTTGGATCGATGATATAATAAGCGCATGATTCGCCAACTTTTCTTTGCATCAGTTTCCCTGTTTGCCGTTGTTTTCGTTTCTTGGTCTGCACCCTCTGTTGCTCTCGTATGCCCACTCTTTGAGGCTATTGGCAGCGGATGCAATTGCTGTACCCTGTGTAACTCCGCTAGTAATAGCGAAAGTAGTAGCGAGCATCCGACACTTTGGGAGTGGCGGTCACTTCCGCCCCGCTGTCCTGTGCCGCCATTCAATGGTTGCAAGAAGGATCCAAACCATTTGAGCGCGGGGGTAATGCACAATACCTGGCGCAAATATCCAAAACAAATATCTGTGCCATCGGAGGAGTTGCTTCGTGCCATTGCCAAGGTTGAATCTGACAACGATCCCAATGCAGTTGGAGATGACGGCAAAGCAATTGGTATATTTCAGATTCATTGGGCATACTGGAAGGATGCTGTAGATTACGATTACAGAGAAACGCAGCGGCGGGGATGTGGTTGCATTCGAGACATGAACAAACGGTTTGTTGAACAATGTGATAGATGCAAAGGTATCCCAAGTTTCATCGGAGGACGATATGAAGATTGTTGGAATCCAGTTTACGCCAAAAAGATTGTGTTGCTGTATATGGCACGATACGCTCCAAGCGGGGCGTCAGATGAAACTCTTGCCCGTATCCATAATGGAGGGCCACAAGGACACCGCAAGTCTGAAACCCTTGAGTATTGGAAACGGGTAAAACAAAATATGAAGTGACTTGCATAGTGCTGAATATGTGCTATGCTTATGAACCATGAGCAAATACTACACCAACATTTCGCTGCTTGGCAATCGCATCCTGTTGCGCGGGGTAGACTCCGCAACAGGATTGCGCTTTAACGAGGCAATAGAATACCAACCCACGCTGTGGGTGCCTTCCAACAAACCAAACACCAAGCATAGCACGGTGAATAGTAAGCGAGTGGAACCTGTGATGCCTGGAACCATGCGTGATTGCAAAGAGTTCTTGGATCAGTACCAAGGCGTGCAAGGATTCGAGATTTACGGTAACACTCAGTACCAGTATCAGTTTGCCTATGACTATACTCGCCAGCATTGGAAGAAAGATATCGCGTGGTCTATCGATCATATTGATGTGACCGTGATTGACATTGAAACCACTTGCGAGTCAGGCTTTCCAATTCCCGAAGACCCAAACGAGCAGATCAATGTCATCACGCTCTGGCGCAAGGATCGCTACCATTGTTGGGCATTGGGTGATATCGCGGGAGACTTGGACGCGGATGCTCCCGTAGAACTGCACACATTCAAGCGAGAGGAAGACTTGCTTGAATCGTTCTTGGAGCATTGGGAACAGAATCCTCCTGATGTAATCACGGGATGGAACACTCGCTTCTTTGACCTGCCTTATCTACACAATCGCATTGTGCGTGTGTTGGGCGACCGAGAGGTGGTTAGATTGTCTCCTTGGCGCAAGATCAAAGAGAAACGCGTGGTCATCAAGCAGCGTGAGACTGTGTGCTATGAACTGGTGGGCATCTCGTCACTAGACTACTTTGAGTTGTACAAGCAGTACACCTTCACCAATCAAGAGAGTTACAAACTTGACCATATCGCGTTTGTGGAACTGGACGAGCGCAAGTTGTCCTACGAGGAGTACGGCAACATGACTGACTTCTACAAGCAGAACTTCAAGCGATTCGTGGAGTACAACATCAAGGATGTTGCGCTTGTTCGGCGCCTGGACGACAAACTGAAACTCATCGAACTGCAACTGTCGATTGCGTATCTTGCCAAGTGCAACTACGAAGATGTGTTCTCGCAGGTTCGTACATGGGACTGTCTGATTCATTCGTACCTCATGGATCACAATACCGTGATTCCCATGAAGAAGGACTCGCGCAAGGACTTCCAGTACGCTGGCGCTTATGTGAAGGAACCGTTGTTTGGTCGCCATGATTGGGTGGTATCGCTTGACTTGAACTCGCTATACCCACACCTCATTATGCAGTACAACATCTCTCCTGACACCATCGTGGATCGCATTGGAATGGGCAAAGGAAACACGGTGGATGATCTGCTGCACCACAAGGTGGACACAACGCATCTGCCTGGACTTGGAGTTGCAATGGCTGCGAACGGTCAATGCTTCCGCAAGGATCGGCAGGGATTCTTGCCTGCACTCATGGATCGAATGTATGAGGATCGCAAGGCAGCAAAGACCGCCATGATCCACGCCAAGAAGCACAAGGAAACGCTAACCGATCCCAAGCAGAAACGCGAGTGCGACAATCAGATTGCATACCACTCTACCAAACAGATGGCTTTGAAGATTGCGCTGAACTCCGCTTACGGCGCTCTAGGTAACGAATACTTCCGATTCTTCGATATCAGGCAAGCAGAAGCAATCACTCTTTCGGGACAACTTAGCATCAGATGGATTGAGAATGCGCTGAACAAGTACATGAATGAATTGCTGAAGACCACAGGTGTAGACTATGTGGTTGCCTCAGACACAGACTCCATATACCTTCGCATGGGTGCGCTTGTGAAGCGTGTGTTCCCAAATGGCACCGACACCACCAAGATCGTGAACTTCTTGCACAAGTGCGTGGAAGACAAGATCGAACCGTACATTGAAGCGCAGTACGATGAGTTGGCGAAGTACATGAATGCTTACGCCAACAAGATGGTGATGAAGCGCGAGGTGATCGCTGACTCAGGCATTTGGACTGCCAAGAAGCGGTACATTCTGAATGTGCATGACTCTGAGGGTGTGCGATACGCCAAGCCTGCTCTCAAGATCATGGGCATCGAAACCACTCGTTCTTCTACACCACAGGTGGTGCGTGATGCCTTGACCAAAGCCATCAATCTGATTCTCACCACAGATCAGGAAACAGTGATTCAGCACATTGAATCGTTCCGCGCAGAGTTCAATGGTATGCCTCCGCAATCAATCGCCTTTCCTCGCGGAGTGAAGGGAATGGACAAGTACGCAGACTCAGCATCGGTGTACAAAAAGTGTACTCCTCTGCAAGTGCGAGCATCGTTGGTCTGGAATCAGGCGCTGAAGAATCGCAAACTCACCCGTAAATACAAGCAGATTTCCAACCATGACAAGATCAAGTATATTCATCTGCGTGTGCCAAATCCACTTGGAGAGAATGTGATTGCATTCCCCGATTATCTTCCGAAGGAACTTGACCTTGAACGATTTATCGACTATGATATGCAGTTCGACAAGGCGTTCTTGGAACCACTAAAGACCATCTTGGAAACTGTTGGATGGAGTCACGAACGCAAAGCAACATTGGAGGGTTTATTCGGATGAGCGACTTTACTATAATTAACGGTAACTGTTTGGATGAAATGCGTAAACTTCCCGCGAACAGCGTGGATGCTATTGTATGTGATCCTCCGTATGGCATAGAGTTCATGGGCAATAAATGGGATTACGAGGTGCCGAGCGTTGATGTGTGGCGCGAATGCCTGCGCGTACTGAAGCCAGGCGGACATCTGCTCGCGTTCGCGGGTACGCGCACGCAACACCGCATGGCGGTCAACATCGAAGATGCAGGCTTCGACATCCGCGACATGATCGCGTGGGTGTACGGCAGCGGCTTCCCGAAGTCGTTGGATGTAAGCAAGGCGTTTGACAAGGCGGCGGGAGCGGAACGCGAGGTGGTGGGAAAGAATCCGAACGACCGAGAGTGCAGGAACAATGGAATGGCGGATTACGGATTACAGGGTGGCGTTGGAGGCAGTAATCTGACCGTCCCCGCCACCGATGCAGCAAAGCAATGGGCGGGATGGGGAACCGCGCTCAAGCCTGCGATGGAGCCGATCACTGTCGCTCGCAAGCCGCTGATCGGCACGGTCGCGGAGAATGTGCAGAAGTACGGCACGGGTGCGATCAATGTGGACGGGTGCAGGGTGGGGACGGAGGATAGGTTTGGCGGCGGCGCACGCGGGGCAAGCGGGTTCGCTAGCGGCTATGAGTCGGGCGATGGCTGGCAGCCGGGATCTCCCGCTGGCCGCTGGCCGGCGAACCTGATCCACGACGGCAGCGATGAGGTGGAGGGCCTGTTTCCGCAGTCAAAGGATGGGTGGGCGGGCGGCACCGACAAAGTTGGATGTTTTCAACAAGGCGTGAAAAGAACCTTTCCGCATCTTGGCTACGGAGGCGCAGGTTCCGCCGCTCGCTTCTTCTACTGCGCGAAGGCGAACAAGCGCGACCGCGATGAGGGGTGCGAGGGGCTGGAGGAGCGTGGCTCAATCGAGTTTTCGCAAGGCAAGGCGGGTAGATGCCCTGAACACGGCGAAAGCAATAAGAGCGGAGAGAATACATACGCTTGCGGGTGCAAGATTGTCTACACGGGAGAGAAGGCGCGCATTTACCGCCGCAACCATCATCCCACCGTCAAGCCCACCGATCTGATGCGCTACCTCTGCCGCCTCGTCTGCCCGCCCGGCGGCGTGGTCCTCGACCCGTTCATGGGCAGCGGCAGCACGGGTAAAGGTGCTTTGTTGGAAGACTGCAAGTTCATTGGTATTGACTTGAATGCAGACTACTGTAAGATTGCAGACAAACGACTCACATATGTTGTGAAGTCTAAGCCTGTTTCATTGGAGGGTTTATTCGGATGAGCGACTTTACTATAATTAACGGCAACTGCTTGGATGAAATGCATAAACTTCCCGCGAACAGCGTGGATGCTATTGTATGTGATCCTCCGTATGGCATAGAGTTCATGGGCAATGAATGGGATCGCGGTGTGCCTGGTAAAGACTTTTGGGTTGAAGCACTTAGAGTTGCCAAGCCAGGAGCGTATCTGCTTGCATTCAGCGGAACTCGTACATACCATCGACTTGCTGCCGCGATTGAAGATGCGGGATGGGAAGTACGCGATATCGTTACATGGGTCAGCAGCAAGACCTTTCCCAAGTCACTTGATGTCAGCAAAGCAATCGACAAGGCAGCAGGAGCCGAGCGAGAAGTTGTCGGATACTCCCGTGGCGTCACCGTGGAAGACAATCAGGGACACGGTGGATTTGCGCGTGGTGGTGTGGGAATTGTTCAGAAAGGCGCTGAGATTCCTGTTACCAAGGCAACAACTGATGCAGCAAAGCAATGGGAAGGATGGGGAACGGCGTTGAAGCCATCGTGCGAACCCATTTGCATGGCGCGAAAGCCATTAGAAGGAACTGTAGCAGAGAATGTGCAGAAGTACGGCACGGGTGCGATCAATGTGGACGGGTGCAGGGTGGAGGCTGATTGGGTGAATGATGCAAACAAACGAGGGTATCAGGGAACGAATTACGTTGGGGGCAGTCCGTTCGCAGCAGGTATCCACGACAAAGAGAAAGCCATCAAGCGAGAGATGCCAACACAAGGCCGCTGGCCCGCGAACCTGATCCACGACGGCAGCGACGAGGTGGTGGAGATGTTCCCGAACAATGTAAAGGGCGGAACATGGAATCGCACGGCGGGTGCCCGGCCCTTCAACAACAACGGCAACCCCACCAAATGCCAAACTAGCGGCAGCGATGAGTCAATTGGCTCCGCCGCTCGCTTCTTCTATTGTGCCAAGATATCCAAGGCGGATCGTGGAGAAGGAAACGATCACCCAACTGTAAAGCCAACAGAACTCATGCGCCATCTTGTGCGTCTAGTGTGCGCCAAGGGAGGAACTGTTCTTGATCCATTCATGGGCAGCGGCAGCACGGGTAAAGGTGCTTTGTTGGAAGACTGCAAGTTTATTGGTATTGACTTGAATGCAGACTACTGTAAGATTGCAGATAGAAGACTCAGCGAAGTGCTTGAGTCTAAGCCTGCTTCGTTGGAGAACCTAATGGAATGATGCCAAACCTTGACTCAAACTTTGAATGGGCAAAGGATTGGAACAACAATCCAACTCGCTGTGTTCGTTTAACACAGAACGCACACGATTTCATTCTACATACATTGGAGAGTGCATCGGTAGCAAATAAAGCATTGGTGAAGGAACTTCTAAACTCCAAAACATCAAACATTGATCGCTTCAATCAGGCGGTTGAAGACGGTGTACGACTTAAACTTAGTATTCAAGAACTCAAACAGACAGGAGAAACAGCATGAGCGTTCCAAAGCAAACTGGTGGTGGTGATTTTCTGCGAAACATGGTGAAACTATCAGGCAATGAACTGGCTGGAGTTATCGAAGAAGGACTCAGCGGAGAGATCAGCGGATTTCTCGACACAGGTTCGTATGCTTTCAATGCGCTGTTGAGTGGAAGTCTGTACGGTGGTATTCCCGATAACAAGATCATTGCACTTGCAGGCGAGAGTGCCACAGGAAAGACCTTCTTCACACTCGGAATTGTTTCCAAGTTCTTGGCAGACAATCCTGATGGAGTGGTTCTATACTTTGATTCTGAGCAAGCAGTAACTACTGATATGTTCACAACGCGAGGGGTTGATCCAAAGCGTGTCGCCGTGTTTCCTGTAGGTACAGTAGAAGAGTTTAGGCATCAAGCCATTCAGATTGTTGACAACTATCGTTCTCTGCCTAAGGCAAATCAACGACCCATGATGATGGTTCTTGATTCGCTTGGAATGCTTTCTACTAAGAAAGAAGTGGAAGACACAGCATCAGGCAAAGATGTGCGCGATATGACACGCGCACAGGTGGTAAAGGCAACTTTCAGAACTCTGACTTTGAAGTTAGGCGCAGCAGGTATTCCGCTAGTTATGACCAATCACACATATGATGTGGTTGGTGCGTATATTCCTACAAAGGAAATGGGGGGTGGAAGTGGACTCAAGTATGCTGCATCCACCATCGTATATCTCAGCAAGAAGAAGGTGAAGGACGCCGATAATACGGTGATCGGCAACATCATTCATTGCAAACTGTACAAGTCCCGTTTGACCAAAGAGAATTCTAAGGTAGATGTGCTTGTGTCTTACGATAGCGGACTGAATCCGTATTATGGTTTGCTAGACTTGGCGTTAGAGTTTGGAATCTTCAAGAAGGTTTCCACACGCATTGAATTGCCTGATGGAAGCAAGGCTTTCGAGAAGAACATCAATGAAAACCCTGAGAAGTACTTTACGAAAGAGGTAATGGATGAATTGGAAAAGATGGTGGCGTTGCATTTCAAATATGGTTCTTCGGTTGAAAGGGATGCTGACGATGGAGACACAACCTCTCCTCGGCTTCTTTCCGAATCAAGAGAAGACGGAAACAGTAACCAACTTCCAGCCAAGAGCGAACCAATCTGAGATTGTACGCGAGGTAAACGGAAAGCAGTATACCATCCTTCTAAACAGGATGGCGCCTTTCACTCCCATCCGCCTTGAAAACGGAGAATGGGCAGGTGTGATTTATCACTACGGACGCACACGACTTTTGGAAGAAGATGATTGTGTTCGTGTGAGTTTCGAGTACTATATTGTTGAAAACCCAGGCGGATTCAAGACCGCTGACTCGCAGCGATTCTTGCAATACATCGGTGATATACTTGTAGACATCATGGATTACAACTTGAACAATGGTGCAGATTCTATTCCAATCATGTCACAGAATGAGTTAGGATACCTTGCAAACTGAGAAGATCATACTAGGTGCATTGGCTACTAGAGAAGAGTTTGTTCGTGCTGTGCTGCCTTTCACGCGAGAGGAGTACTTCAGTACCAAGCCAGAGCAAGTTGTTTATCGCTGCATCAAAAACTTCGTAGACACCTATAATGCTCAACCGACCAAAGAAGCATTGGTCATTTGCTTGGATGACTCTCGCTTGAATGGCGACGAACACAAGCAATGTGTCTCTCTCATCAATGAAGTGTTTGGCTTGGACGAAGACACCGATCTGAAATGGCTGATTGATACCGCAGAGAAGTTCTGTAAAGACAAGGCAGTTTACAACGCTGTGCTTGCTTCAATTCAGATTCTAGATGGCAAAGACAAGAACTACACCAAGAACGCCATTCCACAATTGCTATCGGATGCTCTCGCGGTGTCTTTTGATACCGCAGTCGGCCACGATTACATGGCAGATGCCGACAAGCGGTACGAGTTCTATCACCGTGCCCAAGAGAAGATGCCGTTTGATTTGGAGTTCTTCAACAAGATCACTAAGGGTGGTGTTCCACGCAAAACGCTGAACATCGTGATGGCAGGAACAGGGGTAGGTAAGTCCATGTTCATGTGTCACCATGCAGCAGCCTGCCTCACAGCAAACAAGAATGTGCTGTATATCACCTGTGAGATGGCAGAAGAGCGTATTGCAGAGCGCATTGACGCTAATCTCATGGATACGGCGCTTGATGAACTGAAAGACTTGCCAAAAGAAACCTACGATAAGCGTCTAGCCAGAGCGGTTGGATCGGTGCGCGGAAATTTGATTATCAAGGAGTATCCGACTGCAACTGCAACGGTTGCCCACTTTCGTCATCTGCTGCATGAACTCAAGATCAAGAAGAAGTTTGTGCCAGACATCATCTTTGTGGACTATCTGAACATCTGTGCCAGTTCTCGTGTCAAGATGAACTCTAATGTGAACACCTATGTTTACATCAAGGCGATTGCAGAAGAGTTGCGCGGTCTTGCTGTAGAATACGATGTTCCCATCTTCTCAGCAACACAGACAAACCGCGGCGGATTCAACAACAGCGATGTTGGACTTGAAAATACCTCAGAATCATTTGGTTTGCCAGCAACCGCCGATTTCATGTTTGCCGTGATTCGCACCGAACAACTAGACTCTCTGAATCAGGTGCTAGTGAAGCAACTCAAGAACAGATACGGAGACGAGAACACCAACAAGAAGTTTGTTATGGGGGTAGATCGTGGCAAAATGAAGTTCTACGATGTAGAGCAATCAGCACAAGATTCTTTGGTTGATACGGGTCAGTCGTCTGAAGAAGATGACGATGAATCTAGTGGATACGGGTCTGGCTACGATGGCAAGTCTTACAGTCGCAAGTTTGAAGGTAAGAAGTTTGAGAAATGGAAGATTTGACTCGGCGCGAATTCGCTGTCAACCCAGTCCTTTTTGAGCATTTCCAATGAGTTTCGTAGACAAGAAGTACATCGGATACATTTCAAGTTCGCTTGAACGCTTTGTGTGGAAGAAAGAAACGCTGGCTAACTGTCGGTGTCCGTTTTGCGGAGACTCAGACAAGAACAAGTCCAAGGCGCGTGGATACTTCTTTCCGTTCAAAGACCGATGGGTATACAAGTGTCATAACTGCGGGGTGTCTTGCGGAGTGCATACGATTCTAAAGCAGGTTGCTCCATCGCTGGCGAGAGAGTATGCATTGGAGTCTTTCAAAGAGAGAAGCGGACAACCAAACGAACAATCTGTTCCTGTTGTTTCCAAGACACAACTCCCCAAGAAACGCAAGGTAAATCCGTTGGAAGGATTGCCTCGTCTTGTGGAGTTGAGCGATCAGCACGAAGCAGTACAGTATATTTTAGGCAGAGGACTTCCCAAGTCTTGTCTTGCTGAACTCATGTATGCCCATGACTTTACTAAAGTTGGTAAGAAGATTGATCCTGAGTACTTTCCAAACACTCGCAGAGAAGATCCACGCATCGTGATTCCGTTCTTTGATCGCAGCGGTAATTTCATTGGGGTTCAAGGAAGAACCATGAACCAACGGGAATCTCTGCGGTACATCACTCTGAAGCCAAAGGGACAAGAAAAACTGTGGTATGGATTGTGGAAGGTAGATGCTACACAGAGAGTCTATGTCGTGGAAGGGCCGCTCGACAGCATGATACTTCCAAATGCCATTGCAATGGTTGGAGCAAACGCCAGCGATGACTTGCCCGACTTTCTTGCTCATAGCGATTTGGTGTTCGTGCTTGACAACGAACCGCGTAACAAACAGATTGTGGAATACAACGAAGAACTGATCGAATCAGGTAAACAGGTATGCATATGGCCTGACGGAATCTCGGAAAAAGACATAAATGAGATGTTAGGAACGCGCTCTGCGGAAAGTATCCGTCAGATGGTAGACAACCATACATATAGAGGTCTTTCGGCAAGAGTAAACCTTAACAGATGGAGGCGGATATGACCGAAGAAAATAATAACGATGATATCTTCCAAGATGGAAACGATCTTCCTCCTGAAACGCAAGGCGCGCTGGCTTGGGCAATGTTGCAGTTCAACTGCAAGTTCTCTGAGTACATTAAAGAAATGAATCCTGAGTTGTGGAAAAAAGCGGTGGATTACGCCGTGACTTTTACTGAGGTTAATGGTATAACCTTTGAGTATGTGAAAACAGCAGAAGGTGAAGATGTAATTGCTAATGTAGAATACTTTGAAGTAGATGAAGGTGATGAAGGTGATGAAGGTGATGAAGACGAACAATATGAAGAAAGTGATAATGATGGATGGGAAAAACTCGAAGACGATACCGACTGACGCAGTATTTGTACTAGATCACGGATTCGTACATCTTGTGGACTACATGGGTTCTGATCTAACGGTCGTGAATTCTGCCAGAGTTTCTTTCAGCAAAGAAAGCGAATGGGAAGATATTGATACCAATGGAGATGGTATTCTTGCAGAGAGAGATGAGAAACTAATCTCGTATCTCGCAAAGCATAACCATTGGACACCATTCGCCCATCCGCAAATTACTTTGCGAATCAAGGCACCCATTTCGATCCGAACTCAATTCTTCAAGCACAAACAAGGATTTGTAGAGAATGAAATCTCTAGGCGGTATGTGCAAGATATACCACAGATTTATTCTCCAAAGTGGCGCGGCGCGCCGAGTAATGGAGCCAAACAAGGCAGCGAAGATTTTTTACAACATCGAACGCTGTTGGATCAAGTGTATCAGAATCTAATAGATGATGCGCTAGACGCATATAAGACTCTGCTATCAGAAGGAGTCGCACCTGAGCAAGCAAGATTTGTTTTACCACAAGGAACTTACACCGAGTGGTACTGGACAGGTTCTCTTGCCGCTTACGGCCGTTTCTATAATCAACGCACAGATCCCCATGCACAATGGGAAATTAGACAATATGCAGAAGCAGTAGGATCAATCATTCAATCGTTGTTTCCCGAGTCATGGAAAGCCTTGACAGGCAAAAAGTAATCTCTTACAAGAACAAGTAATCCAACATAACTATAGCACCAGTACATTTTGGAGACAACCTAATGAGTCACTCTTTACCTACCGAATATCAGAACTTCATTCATCTTTCTCGCTACTCACGATGGATGGATGATAAAGGAAAACGCGAAACATGGGAAGAAACGGTTGATCGCTATTTCAATTTCTTTGACGAGCATCTGCGCGAGAACTACAAGTACAAAGTTCCAGTAGAACTACGAAAAGAGTTGAGAGATGCTGTACTGAATCTTGATATCATGCCATCCATGCGGTGTTTAATGACCGCAGGAGAAGCACTTCGTAGAGATCATGTTGCTGGCTACAATTGTTCGTATGTCGCCGTGAATCGTGTCAGGGCGTTTGACGAAATCATGTATGTGTTGATGTGTGGCACTGGTGTTGGATTTTCTGTAGAGCGTCAGTATGTTGAGAAGTTGCCTACTATTGCAGAAGAATTTACCAATAGCAACACTACCATTATCGTGGAAGACAGCAAGATCGGTTGGGCAAAGGCCTACAAAGAACTGGTATCCTTGTTGATCGGTGGACAGATTCCAAAGTGGGATCTAACAAAGGTACGGCCCGCAGGAGCCAGACTCAAGACATTCGGAGGCCGCGCATCGGGTCCTCGTCCTCTTGATGATCTGTTTCATTTCACCGTGGAAACATTCAAGACAGCAGCAGGACGCAAACTTACAAGCATCGAAGCGCACGATTTGGTATGCAAGATTGCCGAGATTGTTGTGGTTGGTGGAGTACGCCGTTCTGCTCTCATTTCACTATCTAATCTCACAGATGAGCGTATGCGCGAAGCAAAAACAGGGCAATGGTGGGTGAGCAATCCGCAACGCGCACTTGCAAACAACTCTGTTGCTTACAAAGAGAAGCCAGAGATTGGCACATTCATGGACGAATGGGTTTCTCTGTACAAGAGCAAGAGCGGTGAGCGCGGTATCTTTAACCGTGAAGCAACTCGCAAGACCGTTGCGAAATTGGGTGATCGCCGTGATCCAAACTACGAGTTCGGAACAAATCCTTGCAGCGAGATCATTCTGCGCGACCGTGAGTTCTGCAATCTCAGCGAAGTGATTGTACGAGAAAATGACACAGTAGAAACACTCACCCGCAAGGTGCGCCTTGCAACTATTCTTGGCACATGGCAGTCTACTCTTGTGGACTTCCGCTATCTGTCTAGTGAGTGGCGCAAGAACTGTGAAGAAGAGGCGCTGCTCGGAGTTTCCATGACAGGAATCATGGACTGTCCGCTGACTCGCGGAGATGCAGGACTTCAAGAACTAAAGTCTGCTCTTGCCGATCTTCGTACATTGGCGGTAAAGGTCAATGCAGATTACGCCAAGAAGATTGGAGTGAATCCGTCTGCGTCAATTACTTGTGTAAAGCCAAGCGGAACTGTATCTCAACTCACCGATTCTGCATCAGGTATCCATGCTCGCCACAGCGAGTACTATGTTCGTACTGTTCGTGCAGACAACAAAGACCCGCTGTGCAAGTTTATGAAAGACCTCGGATTCCCGTGGGAACTGGACAACATGAAGCCAGATCATACCACAGTATTCTCTTTCCCGATCAAGTCTCCCAAGAGTGTGTATCGCAATGATCTAAATGCCATTCAGCAACTAGAGATGTGGTTGGTGTATCAGGAGAATTGGTGCGAACACAAGCCTAGCGTTACCATTACTGTGCGAGAGCATGAATGGTTGGAAGTTGGAGCATGGGTGTATCGGCACTTTGATAAGATTTCAGGCATCTCTTTCTTGCCGCACAGCGATCACACATACAAGCAAGCACCGTATCAAGAGTGCGGTGTCGCCGAATACGAATCGCTTGCAGCCAAGATTCCTACCAATGTTGATTGGACGAGTCTTGCCAAATACGAGAAAGAAGATAACACCGCAGGAACCCAAACATTGGCGTGCAGCGGAGACAAGTGCGAACTTGTTGATCTCACATCAAGCAATTAAACGAGATACATAGAATACACGCAAGGAGTCTCTTATGTCAGAGTCAAGTATTATTAGAATAACAGTAACTGTTACGCAACCTCCTGCCCGTGTGATCTCGTACAACACAATTTCTAGTTCGACATCAAATTCTGCTAATCCTCCACCTCCAACTCCAACTCCATCAGTAACAGTAACTCCTAGCGTTTCTCCGAGTTCAGGACCTGCTCCGTCACCTTCAGTTACTCCAACTGCAACAATCACTCCAACACCAAGTCAGACGGTTGGAATCGTTTCTGCATCGACCACGATTGCTCAAGACTTGTTTGATAAAAAGTTCCGAGTCGTGTTTGGATTTGAGGGTTTGGGTATATCCGACCAAAACACAGGCAGCGAAAAGCGAAGAGTTGGAAGTTGGAATATTGACCACAGCGCGTTCACTTGGGAAAAGTGGATATCGTTGGAGAACGAGGGAGTGTACAATCCATATCCAGGCCAACTCAATCCGTGGAGTTTAAAGAAGTGGTACAAGTGGGGATGCAGACGCTTTCATTTACACAATCCGTTTGGAATGGTTCCCTCAAATAGTCCTCAAGCCACGGTATATGAAGTGGATCAGTATGTGAATGCAAAGAATGGACTCACATACAATGGACAGACTCTAAATACACCTTCTCCTTGGCTAGTAAATGACTTTGTTAATGTGTTTCGAGCATTGACCACGGGAACTCGCGGTCGTTTGGATCAAGCAACATGGGATGCTTGGACGATAGGTCCTGATGCTTGGTTTAACCCAGCACAACCCATTGATGTAATCATTTATATCGGGGGATTGGCCGATCCAGCCGGAGCGAATGGAGGTTCATATGTCACATATATCCAACGCTGGCAGCAGTACTTCAATACCAATCCAAAGGCGGCTGAAAGAAGACTAAAAGAATCTGTTGCTCCGTTTATTTCTGCTTACTGTCGAATTGCGTTTGATGCTGGGGTATTCTCTCCTGGTCCTGTGCCTGGAGATAATGTTGCCACAACAGTACAGAATAGAACCATGCAGCGTGGTTGGTGGAGGTTTTGGAAGTGGCTGGAATCCAAGATAGGAAAGAACAGAATGTATGTGGAATCGCATCCATTCAAGACAGGAATAGGAAGATCAAATCCATACTTGGGATACAATATAATTGCAGACGATGATTGGTCTAACTCTAGATGTTGCCCGTATACTACAGCAGATTTTGGTCCTCATGCAACAAGCGAAATGGGAGATGTGCAGTTCATTCGTGCAGTATTTCAAAGAACCAGTACTGGTTCCGCAAATCCTCTGATCTCATCTGTGAAAGAAGGTGTTCGTACTCTTGAGCGATATTCTTTCTTGGAACCCCTAGATCCTTCTAGCATCATTACTGTTTCTAGTCCATTTGATCCAACGATTTCTGAAAAAAGACTCGCGGGACCAACTGGGCCCCCAACTTTTCCTCACAACTACTACTGGTATCATCTGTATCCTGCCATTATTGCATATCATATGCTAGAGCAGATACCCATTCGCGGAGAACCATATCCGCAGAAGAACATTACAGAGTCTTCTTTACTGGTTGACTACAGTATACTTCAAGTTCTTTCTGCGGCATTCTCTGGCGACACACGATACTCTAAGCAGTTTGGATATAGATTCTCTACTTCCACTCAGTTTGTTCAGTATCTTGCAACGCTAATCGACAAGAAAAAGAGATCAGACGACGATATATTTTCATCGTGAGTAAGGGATAGTTATGGCGAATGTGAACGAAACCTACGCGGGGCGTAGAGCGCAATCGAGGCCCCCCTCTACTGGGTATGTTATGTGCAAAACTTTAGGCAGAATGGGCAGACTTGGAAACCAAATGTTCCAATATGCGTTACTGCTTGGAGTCGCAAAGCAAACAGGATTGCGTCCTAGTTTGCCTTATGCAAACAAAAGTCCAGGCAATCAATGGACGAACATGGCGATTGATGAGGTGTTTGGAATCCAAGTTGCTGACTGCTCTCAACTTCGTCCAAACATTTTGATTCGAGAACCGCACAACGATATCAGGTATCTTCCTCGCATTGCAGCACTAACTGCTGCCGAAGGTTCCATTGATTTCTTTGGATATTTTCAGAGCGAGAAGTACTTCAAGCACGCTGAACAAGAAGTTCGTGCTGCATTTTCGTTTGCAGATTCATGCATCAGAGATTGTGCAACAGAAAGCATAGAGTCTAGCCGATCCAGTTCGGATACTGGAAAGGTCGTATCAATTCATGTTCGGCGTGGAGACTACTTGCGACTGCCTCTAAATTTCCCGTTCTCTGCTGTGTACTACGAGCGAGCAATGGAGCATATAACTCAAAGTTTGGGCGGCAAGTGTCATTTCATTGTGGTGAGCGATGATATCCCGTGGTGCAAATCATTCTTTCCAACCATGAATAGGTTTGGATCATTTACCTATTCCGAAGGAACATCAATGACACAAGACCTTGCTTTTATACGAGCAACCGATCATTGTATCATCTCGAACAGCAGTTTCAGTTGGTGGGGAGCATGGCTCAACGAATCGCCAGGAAAGATTGTAACTATGCCTGATCCGTGGTTCGGGCCTAGAGGCCCCAAAGGATATGATCTTTATGTGACAGGCTGGAAAATCATTCGCGGTTGATGCGCCTTTCGATATAAATAAAGCGTCCCCCAACACTACTTCACGGAGTCAGTCGTTGGAACGGTGCAGGGCGGATTACGCTACTCGCCGTGTGTCGGGAAACTTACCCGAATAGGGATTTCGCTACCGCCCACCCGTACTCGGTACGGGTGGGTTTTCTTTGGCGACTACATATAGCAAAGAGAGAACGCTATGAAAGACCCAACCGTAAACGAAGCACCAGTTACTCCTCCCGATGAAATGCCAGGATTCTTTGCAGGTGCAATGAACTCCCTGAAGCGGAAGTCGGATCGTTTTGGTAATATCATTGCCACTAAACCAGTAATCAGCGACAAGGATCGCAAGGCGTTGGAGAAGAAACTCAAAGCAGACACAGATGATTCTGCTGCTGAAGTCAAGAAACTGATGAGCATGAAGAAGACCGCAGAGATTGATGCCATGGGATTCGACCCAGCCAATCAAAGCAAAGAAATAGATGTGGTCATCATCTTGAAACGCATCATGCTAGGCAAGCCAGAATTCATTCTGAAGAGCAACAAGAAAGAAGTGGTTCCTGAGACAAGTAGCCTGGGTGGAGTCACATGGGCATATGCAAGAGCAACCTCCAAGAAAGTTATCATCAACGCTGTTCATTCAATTCGTCTAACAGAAGAACTGGTAGAAAAGATTGTGAAGCGCGATGATGGTAAATACGAAGTCATGTCCAAAGACGGAGACAAAAGTTTTGGTGTGTATGGATCAGAAGAAAAGGCTCTGAAGCGTTTGCGTCAGATTGAATTCTTCAAGCACACAAACGGGTGATACATGAAGAGTTTCAAAGACTATTGCGTAATTAGCAGACTCATCGAACACGCGGTTGAACTCATGGAAGACCTTCCTACAAAGGTTGTTGATCCCGCACAGTTTCCAAATCCCATTACCACTGCTCTCGCCAAGGTGTTTCTCACCAAAGGACATAAGGATGGAAACTCCAAAGACGATGTGGTTAAGACATCCCCTGCTAATATCGCAGCGAGTCAATTGATGCCAACTCAAAGTGAAATCTTCATGGGTAAAGTGATTGGTATGGCAATTGGTGGAGTGGCTGGTGGAGACTTGAAAGCAGTCATATCCAAAGACAACTACATCTTGGACGGGCATCACCGATGGGCAGCAACCATGCTTGCTAATCCAACTGCAAAGGTTGGAGGACTCAAAGCCGATCTAGGTATCGGAGACTTGGTTCCTGTACTCAGAGCATTGGGAGATGCGCTTGGAAACGAACGCCGCGGAGCGCCAGGAGGTGGAGATATCAGCCTTTATGACGCTTCTTTCGCAGATATACTTGACATCATCAAGACAGGAAAGTATATTAGTCCTAAGTTCTACGACAAAAACAAAGCAGCAGCATGGCTAAACAAGATCGGTGAGAAAGAATTGCAGAAGCGTTTCAATGCGCTGAAAGCAAAGAGGCCGCCCGCAGGTGCGCCAGCGCGTAAAGATATGCCAGTGATAGACGCAGATAAGGCGCAGCACCACACAGCAAGCGCATTGCTGACCCACGGGGGCTTGGATATCAGGGCTCCATACGCGAAAGGATAATCATGCCAATTTATCAGTATGTGTGTCACAAGTGCGAACACAAGTTTGAAGAGTTTCTGAAGATGGCAGATCATACTAAGCCTTGTAAGGCGCCATGTCCTGCTTGCAAACACAAAGGCAAGATCGAACAAACCATATGGGGAGAAGGCCCGAATGTGGCAGTAGACTCTCGCATGGATCCACTAGGATACGGCAACTTGGATGCAGGATTCCGAGACAGAATGAAAGAGATTGCCAAACGGGCACCACGATTTGATGGAACTCGTCAGCGTTTAAAAGATAGATTTGGTTGACTTTTCTCGAAATTGTAGTAGACTTACATGATGAATAAAGAAGCACAGCCAAAGTATAACATCGGCAACTTTCGCCAGAACTTGATTGAGTTGCCCAATCTCAAAGATCAGATTGTGAACGGCAAACGGTTCTACCAAACTCCAGGCGCTGAAGGCGAACTGGTGTGGTATCCGTCTGTAACCACCGTCACGGGGTGGAGAGATCGTGACAAGTGGAAGAAGTGGCGCGAAGATAATGCAGACAAGAGCCGCATGATTCTTGAGCGAGGTAAGAACTTCCACCTAACTATGGAGTACTACCTTTCAAATCGTGATCCATTTCAGGTGTTGTTTGGTAGACCACAACTGGAAGAGATGTTTTTGAAGATCAAGCCTAGGGTTGATCGTTTCGTGAACAATGTGGCGGGATTGGAAGTGCCTCTGTACAGCAACATGATGCGACTCGCTGGCAGAACAGATTGTGTTGCCGAGTTTGATGGCAAACTCAGCGTCATCGACTTCAAGACAGCAGAGCGTATGAAGGACTCACGAGGATGCCATGATTATTTCTTGCAAGCAACCGCGTACTCCATCATGTTTCAAGAGTTGATTGGTACTCGTGTTCCACAGATCGTGATTATGATGGTGAGCGCAGAAGGCGAAGAGCAAGCATTTGTGGAATCGCCCAAACGATTTGTGCCCGAGTTGAAAGAACGCATTGACGAGTTCTATGCAGAGTTTGATCCCGATGAGGTCATTGAGGAGATCAAGAATGGACACGCTAATTGAAAACAGGAAAGTTCTTCTTCTAAACATATCAGAACAGGTCATCGGAGTCATTGATTGGTGGCGCGCAGTAACCATGCTCATACAAGGCAAGGCGCGGTCACCATTTAACTACGAGCATTGCTACGAGATCAAGACAGGATCTGGTGTATTTCATCTACCATCTGCACTTGTACTGGTGAACTATGTGTATATCCCATACAGATTGGCACGCCCAAGCAAGCGCAACATCACTCGCAGAGACAACAACGAATGCCAGTATTGCGGATGTCATGTGAGCGGAGAGCGTGCTACCATAGATCATGTGATGCCTAAGTCTCGTGGAGGCAAGCACGAATGGACAAATGTTGTAGTGTCGTGCAAGAAGTGTAATGCCAAAAAAAGCAATCGCACTCCGAACGAAGCAAACATGAAACTCAGAACACAACCAGTTGCTCCGAAGCGGGGATTACTGTTTGTGGAAATATCTGACGAGTATCACAAAACAATTTGGAGCAGATGGTTGACTTGATTGGTGTCTATGATAATTTACTCGATGGGAGTCCTTTATGAAAAAGAATGAGCGTCGCAAACAGAACAAAGCACAAAAGCAAAGATTAGAACGAGGCAAGCAAGTACACAAGTACTTGACCGATTTGCGTAACTTCAGCATTGTTTCTGTGTTCATCACAAAGAACGAAGCAAACAATATATCCAGGCTTATGAAGAGCCTAGAAGGATTTGCTGATCGCGTTGTGATAGTTGACACGGGTAGTACAGACAATACGGTTGAACTTGCCAAGCAGTTGGGCGCAGAAGTGCATACCATGCCTTGGCCTGATTCATTCTCCGATGCGCGAAACAAGGCAGTAGAACTAGCAAATGCAGGCAAGGCAACATGGATTGCAATGTTTGATGCTGATGAAGTGCTAGAAAAGGGTAGAGACTTGCGTTGGAAACTACAGCGAGTTACCCCGCATATCGGTGTTGTTAGCATCTTCCATCGAACCAAGTTTGGGCATAAGTTTCCGCGCAACTGCATTTGGCGGCCAGGTAAAGCGAAGTGGATGTATCGTTTTCACGAACACTTGCTTCCTGAAACAAAAGGTATTCAGGTAGTCATCGACCACAGCGTAGATCACCCTGATGATGTGGGCAAGAATCACGACAACGATAGAATTCTTGAGATGATGCGTATGGATACTGTGGAGCATTCTGATGCTCCCACGCGCAAGTACTACTATGGGCGTCAACTGTACTATCGCAAAGACGCTGCTTGTTTGGATGTCTTGAAGAGCGTGTACGACAATTCTCAATGGCCTGCTGAAGCAGCACAAGCCGCTGTATTTGCTGGCAACTTCTTTGAGTATCAGACTGAGCAAATTCAGAACTCAGAAGATCCAAACAAAGATGCAATGGTGTTGGAGGGAATGCAAATTGCCGCGAACTTCTATCGTATGTCTATCGCCAAGTATCCTAAACTACGAGGATCTTATGTTGGAATCATTCGCACTACCAAAAGCGACTACGAGAGACTTGTGGCAGCAGTAACGGCATTAAAGATTCCCGAATCAACATTCTTTGATGATCCTCCGAGGTTCTACAGCAAGGAAGGTGTTGACAAGTTTGTAGAGGTCATCAGCAAACTACAGCACATGGTTCAGCAACCCCAACCAACAGGAGCGATGCAAGTTGCTAGTAACACAGAAGCAGTTTCTTGATCGCCTAGAAAAGCATCTCGCCAAGCACAAGAATGGATACATTGAAAGTGTTCTTGCCGTGTGTGACGAGATGAGGATTGATCCTGAGCAAGCAGCCAAGTATTTGTCCAAACCGATCATTGAAAAGATCAGAGCAGAGGGAGAAACTATCAACTTGCTTCCCGCAACTCCAAAGTTACCTGTATGAAAGCAACAGGCTTCTCCGCATATAAAGTCTATCTAGCCGTGAAAAGTCATTTTACCCACGATAGTTACGACTATTTCAAGTACGGAGGAAAGACACGGGCAAGCGCACAGACATTTGAGCGTAGGCAGGATCGTTACTTCTTTGAGAAGTTAGCCAAGCGATACAGTGAAAGCGAACTACTAGAGTTCTTCGTATCCAACTTTCTGATGAACGATCAGTTATGGATCGGAGATGCCTTCGACTCTCAATGCGATCAGGTGTATACCGATTGGAAACGGACTCAAGAGAGTATCACTTATACATTTGGGCAAGACTGTGAGTTCATGCTGAATCATCTTGAAAAGAATGGCATCTCTTTCAATGCTTTGTTCTCACCTACAGTTGTACGCGAGATTGGCACTCTAGAACATACCAAATATCCTCTAGCATTTCAGATGTGTATGAGTGGTGATATTCATATAGAAACGCTTGTGCTACTAGACTGCATTCTAGGCTTTATGCGTAGAGCAGACAAAACACTCAAGGGAGATTTCACTTGGGACACACTCTATAAGAAGGTGATACGGTACAAGCCATTTGTATCTGTGTGCGCCAACCCAAATAAGTTCAAGAAATTGTTGAAAGAAAAAGTCAGCAAGCATGATGTCAAGGCTTGACTTTGCTGATAGATACTGTATACTTGATACATCGTTACACAAAACAGAAAGGAAACGAAACAATGGGATTCAAAGATTTAAAGAAGTCATCAGGTGGATTCGACAAACTGAGCAGCGAACTCAACAAACTCGCAAAGAAGGGAAGCGACTCTTACAAGGATGATCGCTTCTGGCGTCCTGAACTAGACAAGTCAAGCAACGGGTATGCTGTTATTCGATTCTTGCCTCCAGTTGAGGGAGAAGACATTCCGTGGGCGCGTTGCTTCTCTCATGGGTTCCAAGGACCAGGTGGATGGTTCATTGAAAACTGCCCAACCACGGTTGGTAAGAAGTGTCCTGTGTGTGAAGCCAACTCACGCCTTTGGAACAGCGGAGATGAGGGAGACAAGGATATTGCTCGGCAGCGTAAGCGCCGACTGCACTATGTCTCAAACATTCTTGTGGTGAGCGATCCGTCCGCACCACAGAACGAGGGCAAGGTGTTCCTCTTCAAGTACGGTAAGAAGATTCACGACAAGATTGTGCAAGCAATGCAGCCTGAGTTTGAAGACGAGAAGCCGATCAATCCTTTCGACTTTTGGAAGGGTGCAGACTTCAAACTGAAGATTCGTAAGGTTGCAGGGTACATCAACTACGACAAGAGCGAGTTTGATGCCCCATCTGAACTCTTCGATGGAGATGACGCCAAGTTGGAGTCACTTTGGAAGAAGCAGCACTCTCTTAAGGAGTTCACTTCTCCTGATACTCACAAGTCTTTCGAGGAATTGAAGGCCCGTTACGATGTGGTGATGGGGTTGTCTGATGCGGGAATTCCGCGTAAGTCTTCAGCCGAAGATGTAGACTTGGACGAAGAGGAACAGACTCCTCGTGCTACCTTCAAGCCGAGCGGCGCAGCAAAGCCTGCTGCACCTGCTACTGCCAGGAAGCCAGAGCCTGCGCCCAAAAAGGTGCAGGAGTCTGAAGACGAAGATAATTCTGATGACGCTATGAGTTATTTCGAGCGTCTTGCTTCAGAAGACTGACGCATTGCGTCAGCGCAACAACTCAGAACCATCGCAGAAAGACGCGGAGCAATCCGCGTTCTTTCGTTTTTCGCTGTCAACATAGCGTTTTTTGCATACATAAGGCATGAGAATTGCAGGCGTGGATTACAGTTTGCGCTGCCCTGCTGTGTGCGTCTTTGAAGGCGATAAGAAGTTCTGCATCTCTGAATGCACCATGCACTTCATGTCTGGCACAAAGAAGTACGAGCAGAGTTTCCCTAACAACATACACGGAACTCTCATGCAAGAACACAAGCATGAGTGCCAACGGTATGGTTCCATATCGGCGTGGACATTAGACATAGTGAAAGATTGCGACTTCGTATGCATTGAAGACTATGCGTTTGCTGCCAAAGGCAAGGTGTTTCATATCGGAGAAAACACAGGCATCTTCAAGTATCGTCTGTGGGAAAGCAAGATCGAATACAAGAGTGTTCCTCCCACACAGGTAAAGAAGTTTGCAACAGGTCGAGGCAATGCAAACAAAGAAGATATGTACGCCGCTTTCAAAGCAGAATGCCGTTTGGATTTGCAGGGGATTCTTGGGGTTGCTTCAGATCAGATCAAGAGTCCAGTAGCAGACTTGGCAGATGCATATTACATCTGCAAGTATGGGCATCACTTGGTTTTCAAGTCCTGACTAGACATAGCCGAGTTAGTGTTGTCTTCTGTTAGACACTTCTCTGCCCATAGTTTCCACTCCACCAACTCTTGTTCAGTCATGCTTGCATTGTTATCAGATTCGATGAGTTTGATTTTGTTATCCATGTCAATCTCCTTATACCTTTACACTTGATGAGAAGAAATCCCCTTGCTCGGGAAACACGCCCTTGTACCAAACCTTGCTGTCTGGTATTGCGGTGGGTAGAGAGTCGCGTGACAGTTCTAGCCTCATTCGGTATCCATCCCGTAATCTCAGATTATGTCTGATTGCGCTGATGATGTACTTACCACTCATGTACTTATCTAACCAATCTATGAATGGATTCAGTTTCTCTTCAAATGAAGGTACTGTGAGTTTGATTACCTGACCAACTCTGATCTTAGAGTTGCCTGGTAGTGTGAACTGTAGGCGCGCCCCTTCTATTTGCTGCATTTGGGCATTACGCTTGAGTACCCACTCCTGATACTTGTCATTGTCGGCATACTGGTTTTCGTTGCCGTACATCCACTTGTGCTTGGGATAGTACTTGAAGTTGCTGAGTGGGTGTGGACTCAAGTTGTCATTGTTCGCTGCAACAAGTGGATGCTTTTCAATATGATCTGCACCAAAGAACTCTTCATTGTATGCATAGTCTATGTATCCCCATTTCTTTCGCACGATGTCGTGAAACAGAAGACGAGAAGCATAAAAGCCATTCTCGATGTTCTTCATGGTGTTGTGATACTCCATCATCAAGAACTCTCGCACAGTTCTATACTCTTTCATTAGATCCCGAGAAGCAGGAACTCCATCTTTATCTTCTCTCACTTGGGGAAAGTACTCGTACTCGCCGATGGGTTGCTGTTTAGCCAGTTCGGCAAATGACTTCATCTTGAATCCTTCAAGGTCTTCGTAAAAGATGAAGTTGCAATTCTCTTTGTTATCGGCATCGACTGCTCTTGCAGTTAGCCAATTTATCGCAGACAATGGACTCCAGTATGGGATGATGAACTTGTGGCGAAACATGGTCTTGCTTACATCAAGACCCTTCTTGTTGTTTCCTGTGTAGTCTATCTTCAAGTAATCCGTGTAGATCTTTTCGATGATGTCATCAACTCGGCCTTCGTATGCCTTGCTGACCTTTGTTTGCTGACTCTTCACGAACTCTTCTGACACAAAGTGAAGAGTGTATCGTAAAGACTTGTCATTGGCTTGAGGTTCGCGTTCGCTAATTTTGTAGACTCTGAATGTTCGAGTGACCGCTGTTCCACCGTACAGGTTGTCGAAGAATGGAGTCTTGAAACTGATCTCAAGTTTTTCTCTACCACAGATGCTGAAGTGGTAGATGAGATTCAGCGAATCAATGATAGTGACTTGTCCGCTGAGACAGTTGGTGTACATATCCTCAAATATCTCAATCTCATCCCACATCTTTGTGATGTCTTGCTCACTTCCACTCGCATAGGAAATGAGTTTGAGACTTAGAATATCAAAGTGATTGGTAGTATTGCTCATGCTTAAAATTCTTCATTCAGTATCTGCTCAAACCTGTTTGCTATTTCTCCCACGATCTCTGGAGCAGGCAGTCTGATTTGTCTGCGCTTCTCATTGATCTCGGTTTCGTATTGCAGATTGGTTACTGCTTTGATGGTCTGTGCTTCTGTTTGATTGGCAAGATAAGCACCTAGCAATGTTTCAGAGAACGGAAGCGTAGAGAATCTTCCATAGTCATCGAATGTGGAGGTCGCTTGCACTTCTGTACCTTGCTGTATCAGATTGTCATAAGAGGCAAGAGGAGCAAGTTGGTTTCCAGAGTCATCCTCGAAGTGGTGTACTGCTTCGATGTTTAGTTGGATACGACGAATGATGCCACTTGCAGTTGCTTCTTCATTACCTGTCACAGCAAACCCAACTAGATCGTTGTCTTGGAAAGAACCAACTTCATCTACTACAATGGCCTTGTTCATGGTTCTGTCCCAACACACAACATAGGCACGCTTGCTTGTGTTTAGCGTTGATCCTGTTATACCGAATGCATAGTATCCTTCGATGATCTTGTGATCTCTGCGCTTGCGTACAGATGGAAGTGGACTCTGCTTTACTGGATGCATCTCCATCAGAAACGCATTGCCTGGATATTTGTTCTTGCAGTAGCGCAAGAACTCATGGTATGCCATGGGCCATTCATAGTATGGATTGTGTATCTCATTGAACAGCAAGATCACCCAATGTAGTTCCGAATCACCATACAGTTTGTGAGCAATGGTATCAGGACGGTCTGTGTCTTTAACCGTATATTCACCATACAAAGACCCTTCAACTGCTTTGGAATTGATACGAACTCTGCGAAGTATATCGACAGCAACTTGATAGTTCTTGTTGCCTTTTACATCGTAGTACAGGTTTGGAAACTTGTTGAAGTAACCCATCAGAAGCCTTTCTCGATATGCTCTCTGTGCAACGGTTCGACTTCTTGGAATCCCATTGAAACGGTGAGATAGGTTGGTGCGCCATCTTCAAACGAAACAAATCCACTTTCATCTCCGTATGTCACATCGAACTTGGTGCAAACAAGTCTGCGTAGTCTAGGAATGTATCTGTTCTCTCTGCCATTGATGAAGAACTGCAACTCCCATTCAGATGGAACTTTGAAACTAGTAGCACCATCTAATGAAGGATGCGAATGCCAACGGCAAGTTTTGATGATCTGATAAACCATATCGGTTTCATCTGCACTCTTGGGAGCAAAGGTGTACTCGAATGTGAAAGAGCGTTCCTTCACCTCTTTGAATGACACTTCTTTGTTCGGGTTCTTGGCTTTGCCGGTCTTCAACAGACGACTTTGTTCTCCTCCAGGCGTAAAGAAGTCTCCAACTGCATTCATGGCTCCCTTGAGCATACCAGTAAACATTCCTCCCCATCCTCTTCTCTCTGATTCGACCATCTCGTATTCAGCACTCATGCTGATCTCGATTCCGCCTGGAATGTACAAAGCAATGCTTTCTTGTGGTTGTCTGGCAACATTTCCCGCAAGACGAGTAGTTGCTACAAACGACTCATTGCTTTGTGACTTTCGTGCATTGAATCCTGCAAGATCAAACAGCGCACCCGCAACATTCACGATAGAGCCTGGAGTTCCACCTAGTCCGGCCGAGATAACTCCAAAGAGATTTCCACGCTTGCTTGATGCTTTCACCGAAGTATCAAACTTCATTGGTTGATCTGAGTATGCTGTAAGCAGGATGAAGTTCTGCATGACTTCTGTGCCAACTTCCATAGGATACTGCATGGTTGCAATGGTTCCTGCGGGTGTTTCGACCCGTTCAAGTTTGGCAAATATGCCGCTGTTTAGACCGTCATTCAACAGTCTTCCGCGATTGTTGTTGTCTGGCATTTGATCTCCTACCCTACATAGGTATGTATGGCATACAGGGGAAAGTACAAACCAACCAATACTTCCAAGTACCGTGGAGACTCCACGAACATCATCTATCGCAGTTTATTGGAACGCAGATTCATGGTTTACTGTGACACCAACGCAACAGTTAGATGGTGGGCGTCTGAGGAACTGTACATTCCTTATGTATCCCCAATAGATGGCAAATGGCATAGATACTTTGTTGATTTCGTGATCGCTATTGATGACTCAGGGGGGATGGAGCAGACTATTATGGTTGAGATTAAACCATACAGGCAATGCATTGCACCGAAAATACGGATATTTGAGGGCAAAGTGGATCGCCGCAGAAGAGACTACCGAGACTATGTGCGAAGCGTAAAGGATTGGGGTATCAACTCTGCCAAGTGGGCAGCAGCAAGTCAGTACTGTAAAGAACGAGGTTGGGTGTTCAAGATCATCACCGACAAGGATCTGAAACCATAATGGCAAAGAAGCAAGACATATACGAGCAACTATACAAAGAATACACCGATGCGCTCAAGCAAGACAAGAGCATCGAAGCGGCCATGATTTGGTTCTACCGAGAGATCCGAGCATTGTACGGAACAACAACCAAGTCGTTTGTTCCATTTCGTACAGCCATAGAAGGTACTACCAAAATCAGTCCTGAAGACATAGGGTTTGGAAGACTGTATATGTTTGAATACAGAGCAAGTAAAGTGGAAGACTACTATGATCGGTTTCCTGTGGTGCTGCCATTCACGATCAAGAGCAATCATATCGTGGGATTCAATCTTCACTATCTGCCGATGAGATATCGCCTGCTTGCCATCGCAGAGATGCTGTATAAAACTGATCCACGATTTCCACCGAATAAGAATCACATATCTAAACTGGACTACGATTACATCAATGGAACCACACTAAACTTTATGCGAGTTGCTGTACGAACATACAAACTCAGGCGCTTTCGATCTGTGGTTGGTGAGATTCCAACGAACGGATGGATCACCGCATCTTTGCTTCCTGTTGCACAGTATCGTGGGACAATCAGAACACAGAATGCAGTGAATACAGAAATGTTGAAGCAAATCAGGGATCTGTAAGGAGACACCATGCGTATAGACAAGTTCATTGCAGCCATATCAAGAGTCAAACCATTGGATCCTACCCGATGGGGACTTTTCATCGGTAGACCTGGCACAGATAACGAACGCTTGAATCTAACTGTTCGGAATGTATCTGTGCCTGGTAGAAAAGTAGCAGGGAACGATCTGCAAACATACGGTCCAAAGCGAACCATTGCAGCAAGAGAAGAGTTCACAGATGATCTTGCCATGGAGTTCTTGTTGGGACAAGACGGATACGAGCGTGATCTGTTCAATAGATGGATGGATCAGGTGGTTGATCCCAAAAGTGGAAATCCAAACTACTATGTGAACTATGTGTGCGATCTTGGGCTACAGCAGTATGACAAGAAAGGAGTAATGCGATATGCCTGGAAATTCTACGAGATATACCCCACCGAGATTGAAGCCATAGACTTTGCAAACGAGGCTGGAGATGCTGCATTCGTAACGGTGAAAGTCAAGTTCGCTTACAAGAACTTTCTGGCATCTGGAGTTGTTCCATTGGAAGAAGTCCAAGATAGAATTGAACAGATGCGTATACAGTCGGGTCTTGGAGGTGGAGGTGGCATCTCTCTTCCAGACTTGGGATCACTTCTATAAGGCAGCATACATAACATGAGTCGCATTATTACAATGCGTGATTCGACGATACACCTATAGGAGAACAGCATGGCATTACCAATCATTGGCACACCAACATATGAAACAAAACTCATCTCGACTGGCAAATCTGTTAAGTTCAGACCATTCTTGGTGAAGGAAGAGAAGATTCTACTGATGGCATTGGAATCCAAAAAGGACAAAGAAACCATCAGTGCCCTCAGAACCATCATCAGCAATTGCGTTCAAACGCCAGGATTTGATGTGGATGAACTGCCTCTGTTCGATATTGAATGGCTGTTCTTGCAACTACGATCCAAGTCGGTTGGAAACACCGTGGAGCCTGTCGTGAAACTGGACTGCGGTGCAGAAGTCAAGGTGCCGCTGAATCTAGATGATGTTCACCCCAAGATCACCGAAAATCACACCAACACGATCACCGTGTTTGAAGACAAGAAACGCAAGGTGGGAGTCATCATGCGCTATCCGAAACTCGATCTTGCTACTCGTATGTCAGGCAAAGGCGCAAAGAGCGGTGATCTCAGCAAAGACCCCATGCTTGCTTTCGAGGTGGTCAAGGAATGCGTAGAGTACATCTTTGAGAATGAAGAGATGCACGCTGCCGAAGATGTTGGAGCGAAAGAGATCGACTCGTTCTTGGAGTCTCTGACCCAAGAGCAGTTCGTAAAGATCACATCGTTCTTCGAGACTATGCCGAAACTAGAGCATGAAGCAGAAATCTTCAATCCCTGCACAGAACAAAAGCAGTTGGTTGTTCTGAAGGGACTCCAAGATTTTTTCCGATCCTCCTCTGCCACGACAGCATCGTAAACATGATGCACACGAACTTTCAACTCATTCAGCATCACAAGTACTCGCTGACTGAGTTGGAAGAAATGATGCCGTGGGAGAGGGCGATCTATGTACACCTGTTGGTTGAGTGGGTGAAGAAAGAGAATGAGCGCATCAAGAAGGAGAATGAGCAGATGAAGGCTCAGGCTGCCAAGGCTAAGTCCGCAGGCAGAGTTTCTAGACCCGCAAGACGAACAAGGTAAGTAGATGCCACCACCAAATCCAAACCAACCACTAGATGTCATACCGTTAGCAGACAGTTTCCTGCGCGCCATGGAGTCAACTGACGCTATGAACAAAGCGGTAAGCGATGCAGGAAGCAGCGTCAAGACTTTCCGTATAGGTTTGGAACGCGCTGAACCGCTGAGACAGATTGCAGATACTGTTACTGATGTGTTGAAAAGACAAGCAGTAAGAGATGCCGCTGCTCAGTTCCGAGCAGCAGGCAAAGGCAAACTGGACGAAGCAACCAAGAATCAAATCAGAGATACCTTTGATGTTGCTGCGGAAGCAATGCGCGATGGTACAGACGGTGCTTTTGTTAGAGCATTCAAGACCCTTGAGATCAGAGAAGAGTATGCAAGAAGACTGCAAGATGAAACGCAGAAGCGAATCATCCTAGACAACATCAAATCATCTCGCAGATTGCTGAAAGAGCAGTCAAAGAACTCTGTTGGATTCTTTGGCGAGACAATGGAAGATATCCGCTCGAACTATTTGTCGCCATTTGTTGACAAACTCGACAGCAACTTCTTTGGTAGAATGCTGAAGCGATTTGCAGCAGGTAGATTGAACGATATCAGAGCAGCCGCAGACATCAGAGCAAAAGAAGCAGAAGCAGAAGCAAGAAGAAATCGAGATGCCTATGAGACTGAAGTAGAAGCATCCAATGCTGCACAAAACATCCGCATTGGACAGGATGCAGAGGCTGCTAAACTGGTTCAAGAGCGAATGCAAACAGAACTGGAACTTGCCAAAGTGCAAGGAGATACTGCCAAGGTTGCAATGATAGAAGCAGAGCAGAAAAAGATTACTGCGGCGGCGGATGTCAAGCGAGAGCAAGAGAAACGAGTTACTGATGCCAAAGAAGAACTGGTCAATGCTAAAATCAGCGGAGATCAACAGCGAATTGCTGAAGCAGAAGCCAAAATGCAAACTGAGTTGGCTGCTAGACAACAATCCGAAAACGAGTTTCAGCAAAAGGTTAGAACAGGTGCTACTCAGGCTGGTGTAACTGAAGAACAAATAAACAACGCATTCATAGAAGCAAGAAAGCGATCCATTGATTCGTTACTTGATGAAAGCGCGCAAGGAAACGAGAAGGTCAAGAAACTCTACGAAGACATTCAAGCGGCCTTGCAAGCAAATCCTGTACTAAATCAAGAACAGGTATTTCGCAATCTGCAAGTGAATAGTGGTATGGGAATCAATGCCGGTCTAGTGAGCGAGGTTGCTAAGGGCAATCTGTCGTATGATGCTCAGGGAAACTTGGTACGAGGTTCTTCAACCGAAGCACCAATGGTTGCTCAGCCTCTCGAAAACCCTATAGTTGACAGCGTTTTTGACACCACACCTACAACGCTTGCAAGTCCCGAAACCACGAGTGTTCTATCAAACTTGCTATCGCAAGCACAGACAATGACACGCCATTTGGAATTGTCAAGCAACAACCTGGCTGAGATTGCACTCAATACTGCTTCTCTACAGCAACCACAAGCAGCGGCAACTGCGGCGACAACCATCGCAGTACCAACTCCACCCCTCGGCGAAGCCTTGCAAACTGCGGCACCTGAGGCAACTGCGGCAGGCCCTGCTGCTGCTGGCGCCGTGGCTGGAGCGGGAGGAGTTGCGGTCACAGTGAACATGACGGGTAGCACTCTCGGAAAGATGTTTGGTGATCTCAAAGATCGCGCACTCAAGTTCGGCAATCAGATCAAAGGAAACATCACTCAGTTTACTTCCGCAGCCAAAGAGAAAGCAACAGAGTTCGCAACTGATTTGGGAAATCGAGTCTTGGGTCCCCGAGAAGAAGCAGCGCAAACTGAGCAAAAGGTCACCGAAGATGCAGCAAAAGAAACAGAAAAACCTGATGCCAAAACAGGATTCTTGCAGAAACTGTTTGGTGGTAAACTGTTCGACAGCATCAAGAATGGTCTGGCAGCATTCAAAGGTGGACTGGCTTCTGCGCTGAAAGGCCTCGGTGAAGGCCTAAAGTCCATCTTCGAGGCGCTTGCTGAAGGTCTGAAGAAACTAGCAAACGCTCAAGTTATCCAAGGCGCGGCAGCACTAGGAATCATTGCAGTTGGGTTGCTTGCATTTGCAGGCGCCATGTATCTGTTCGGACAGACCAACTGGATGGGCGCTTTGCTTGGTATCGGTGTGTTTGTAGCGTTTGCAGTTGCTCTTGCACTCATAGCACCGCTCATAGCACCTGTGTTGCCGCTCATGTTCATGCTCGCTAATGTTCTGCTTGTGATGAGTATTGCATTGCTTGTGTTTGCAGCATCCATGTATGTGCTTGGTCTAGCCATGCAACTGTTTGCAAGCGTTGGACTTGCAGGAGTTGGTGTACTGCTGATATTGCTTGCGGGACTTGCAATGCTTGCCCCCATGCTGGCTATAGCAGGAATAGGACTGTTACTCGCAGCGCCAGGATTCTTCCTCTTCGGTGCAGCGTTGGTTTCGCTTGGTTTGGGAATGAAGATGTTTGCAAGTGTAGGCCTTGCTTCTCTGCCCGTGGTGCTTGGATTGCTTGCAGGACTTGCAATGCTTGCACCATGGCTTGCTCTCGGAGGATTGCTGTTGATTCTAGCCGCTCCAGGCTACTTCCTGTTTGGTGCAGCACTCGCTGCACTAGGATTTGGATTGCAGATGTTTGCGAGCATTGGATTTGGTGAGATTGCGGCTGCCATCGCTTTGCTTAGTACGCTTGCATTGTTGTCTCCGCTACTTGCAGTTGCAAGCATTCTACTTGCAGTTGCATCTGTTGGATTCTTGCTGTTCGGTCTTGCGTTGATCTCGCTTGGCATTGGTATGCAAATGTTCATTGGAACCGCAGGAGCGATTCTGCCTGCGATAGCCATACTGTTCGCACTTGGATTGCTTGCACCATTGCTCTATGCTTCTAGCATTCTACTTGCTGTTGCATCTGTTGGATTCTTGCTGTTCGGATTTGCCTTGATGTCGCTTGGAGCAGGACTTGCTGCCTTTGTTGGAACCGCAGGTGCAATCATTCCAGCCATTGCGCTGTTGCTTGCACTTGGGCTCATGGGACCTGCTCTGTTTATCTCTAGTCTATTCCTCGCAGCAGCAACGCCTGGACTCATGCTGTTTAGTCTTGCCTTGCTTACACTTGGATCTGCATTGGGTGCGTTTGCAGCGAATGCTGCCGGTGTATTGCCTGCCATTGCTGCACTTGCTGCACTTGCAATGCTTGCTCCGTTCTTGTTTGTTGCAGGGATTGCTCTAGGATTTGCTGCACCTGGCTTCATCTTGTTTGGAGTAGCCATGGTGTTGCTCGGAACAGGTCTATTGCTGTTCTCAATCGCAATCGCTCAGATGTCAGAAGGATTGTTGGGATTGCTTGGTATTGTTGCTCTGATGCCTTTGATTGCATTGGGAATCGGTGCAATGGTGCTGCTGCTAATGCCGCTTGTGCTGCCCATGCTGCTTGTAGGAGGCGCGCTGTTGCTGTTTGCTCTTGCGATAATGACCTTCTTCAAGGCACTTGCAGGTGGAGCGCAAGCACCTCTACCTTCACCTGAGCCAGCAGAATCAACCAACATCTACAATGTAGCCCAGATGGACATTGACAACTGGCCTTTCAGTTTCCCTGAATTCAACATCATTCAACAGGGTGGCGGTGGTGGAAACGGCGCAGCAGAAACCATCGTGAATCTCATCAACACCGCGTTCCAGCCAGCAGTAATCAATGGTGAAGTCAGGGGCGATAATAAACTTCGCAACGATGAGAACACTTTCCGCCGTGTGCAAGAACGCTTCTACACCTCAGCGTTAATCTAAAACAGAAACGCCCCTTACATGGGGCGCTCTGCAACCACTCCATCGCGGTTCAAATTTTGAACGATCCAGTCATATATGTTGCTCATGCTATGCCTTTATTGGTGATGGTAGTCTACCCCGTTTTACTTTGGTACGCTTCCATATGCGAGTGCGTTGCATAAGACGATACGAATAGTCCATATCAGCAACCTCGCGCTTGTACACCGCAATGTTCACAGGCAACTTGTAGTCCTTGATGTATTGCAGGGCACGGGCATCAGCATCCAGTTCGCACAACCGAACGCGATTAAAGATGTCTGCAATCTCATCTGCATCCAGTTCCAGTTTGCCGTCCACCCAATTGTCCATGATCTCTTGAGCATCTTGCCCATTTGACATGGTGGTGATGTTCCATGCAGGATCGCTGAAGAACCATTGGCTCATGTGTCCAAACTCGTGTGCTAGTACAGCAAGCCACTTGCTGCGAGGCCGCCCGCGGGCAACAGCAAGCACACCAGGCGACCTGCCTGCGGGAGCAGTGAAATATCCTGATAGTTCTCCTCTTGGTTCACCAAGTGTGGTCAGGCTCGCGCCCTTCCCCCATACCAACTTCACATTAGTGAGGTCGCAACACCGCTTCACAACTTGAAGAAACTCTTGTACCTTACGGTCGGTGGTAGTCATAGAATCCTCCTGTGGTTTGCTAGGTAAGTATACCCTATGTACCACAGGAATCAAGCCAGATTATCTGGCATTACAAGTTTTAGTTAGATATTTTTGGATGCCCATTCTTTGAACCCAAGATATGTCATTTCTTCGTCAATTTCTGGCACATCTACCACTAGCACCTTCACAGAACTGGCGTGCCAGAATCCAATATCCATGCGAGTATTGCCACCCATGATTCGCATGACGCCAGAAGGGAATCTCAGTACAATTGGCATGGATACTGGTTCTCCGCTCTTGATGCGATCTTCCAAGGCCTTCAGAGTTTTCTCATTGCGATACTTGGGATAGGATGCGTACCCTTTGATGAGCGACAGCAGTTCTTTGAACGATTTGGTTCCTGATCGGTTCTGTATCTTGCCGTCCATGCTGGGCGTAACCGTGACCACTTTGGCTTTGCTGAGTGCTTTCTTGAAATGCTCGAATGTGGGCCAGAAGTCACCGTACTCAGGTTCAAGGTGGTGCTTGTACTCTACCCTGTACTCTTGTTCGATGTCTGAGGGTCTTGGTTGAGTCCAGTTTGCCATTGTTGTATCTATGACGGAGACTACATAAATAGATGAAAACATTCTTTCAGTTCATCTCAGAAGCAGATCGTGACTACCGTGCAGAACGCTTGAAACTGTACGGTGGCAAGAATCCTACACCCAAGCAACTTGCAGCACGACAGAAGAAAGTGAAACGAGTTCTGGCAAGACGCAAACTGGAAGGGGATGGTAAGGTGAGCAAGGGAGATGGTAAAGATGTGGACCACAAGAACGGCGACGCGCTTGACAATCGTCCAAGCAATCTCAGAGTTATGGATCGCGGAAAGAACCGTGGTCGAGACAACAACAAGTGGAGGGACTAATGAAGAGTTTTAAATCTTATCTATCCGAAGCAGAAAACAAAGGCGAAGACTACGAAGTGGTCATCGTGAATGCTTGGAACTGCAAGCAAGAAGGCAAGAAAACTTGCAAAGGAACTTCTGCTGTGCCAATCGCAGTCGGGCATGAGATTGTGAAAGCACTTCAGTCGTATGGATTCAAGAGCGGGGTTGCTTCCAGGCTAGGAAATAGTGCCATCGAAGTGACTTCTGCATGGAGTCAGCACTTTGAGGGAGGAAAGGTTCCACCCTCAACCAAAACGGCCAAGACCGATGTGGTGATCGGCAAGAATCGTTGCAGCGTAAAGATGGGTATTGGACAACTCATGTCTGGTGCCAAAGAAGAAAGCGCCGCCACTTTCTATGCTGCTGCGAACAAGGTAAAGGGCGGTAAAGCCGATCTTGCAAGTCGGATAGAGAAGCAAATCAAAGCACTTGCTGACTCCACACTTGCTTCCAAAAAGGGACAGATTGGTCCTCAGATTAAAGCAGGTAAGGACAAACTAATCAATCGCGCCGAAGCAGCGCACAAGGAATTGATGGATACTCTGCGCGATGCGTTTGCAAACGATGCAGGATTCTCTGCTGCTTTCGTACATGAGGCCATGAGTGGAGAGGTGAAGTTCGGAAGCAACTCACCTGCTCGCGCCAAGTTCATTCTGTCTACGAGTGCAGACGGTAAGCAAGTGAAACTGTATGACATTGACGACACAGCATACTGCGCTTCTGTTGCCAAGAAAGCAAGAGTACAGGTGCGATTCAAGTCCACCTCCCAGAAAAAGGGTGGAAAGAGTACTGGATACTATCGCTATTGGAGCGTGGTTTCTCTCATCATGGGCAAGGTGGAAGAAGAGTTTGCTTCTGCTGGACCTGTGCTGACCGAAGGTATTCTGAGCGGTATATGGGGCAAGATCACCGCTTTCATCTCTGAGATTTGGAACAGCATCAAAGGTTGGTTGCAAGCCAAATGGGAAAACCTGATGGAGTTTCTTGACATTGATGTGGATGTTGTGTTCACTAACAAGATAGAATTCTGAGACACCAATGAAATCGTTCCTATCGTTCATCTCTGAAGCCAAAGACAAGCAACTACTAGACTCCACGCAAGTGGGAGAGTTTACCATCAAGCAATGGAAAGCAAAGTATGCGAAGGCTGAAAAAGCACACAATGCTGCTCGATATGCGCAAACTCCTGGCCAGTACTCGATACTAGAAAAACTTTGGAACAAAACATGGGTCGATGCTATGGTGTATGGACTGCATATGGATATCAGAAATGGTAAAGTACGGTCAAGCACCCTCAAGAAACTGGTGTATGCGGACAAAACATGGACAGAAAACGCGGGACCACTCTTCGCTGAGTTGGAGGCGAAATCCAAAGCATACGCAGCAGGATGGGCAAACGAAAAAGACCCGTGCAAAAGGATGTTCCAAGCCAAACTGTTTCAGGCGGTGCAGAGTTCTGGTGGACGAGAAATAGACACTCCAAAGGAAGCGCAGATTTGGGATCAGGTATCCAACTATGTGAGTTCGCCTGGTAACTATGGAAGGGTCAAAACAGCATACGCAGAACTGATACGCTGCAAGGCAGCCTACAAACAACAACTTGATCCCGGCGTAAAGACCGTGTATCGAGGCATAAATATCTCTCTGAAGGATGCAGTGAGCCTGGTTAATATCAAGAAACTGGATCAGACTGTCAAGATTCATACCAAGCAGATGATCGGTCACGCCACCAAATACAAACCGCTGTATCCTGTGGAGAGTTGGAGTTCTAATCCAAGCGTTGCACTAAAATTTGCTACAGGTGAGAACTCAGGGAACTCAGGGAAGGGAGGATTCTATGTGTTTAGTCTGTCTGCTCTAAAGCGTGACCTTGCTGAACTGAAGCGATACATTGTTCATAAGCAGAAACTACAGAGCCTTCCCAAAGACAAGCGCGGAGAAGATTACAAATACGAGATGCAATACGCAAACCATGGCATCAAGTATAGCATTGAAGACAACATCAACTCGTACTTGTCATCAAATTCTCCAGTACCCGTGGTGTTTCAGATTACACCTGACCAGCACTGCGTGATGAATCCGCTGTTCTCAAACAAGATTGCCAGTGTTGTTGCACTTAGTTCTGAGTTTGAAGTGACTCGTATCGAATCCAATCCAATTGCTGCAACCGTATGGATCCCCAAAGAAGTAATTGAAGGCGCCAAACTGGTTGCAGAGATACAAGAACTCATCAAGCAAGCAGGCATCAAGACCCCCCAAATCAAAGTTGCAGTACCCGTTAAACTCAAGAAAGGAAAATGACCATGAAAGATATCAACGAAGTAAAGTATGGAGCAAACTCTTCCGCAATGCGTAGTGCAGCAGCCAAGGTGTTCAAGAACATCTATGCCAAAGTGAAAGCACAGAGCAATGCCGACTACTCAAAGATTTTCGTAGCGGTAAAGCAAGGAGCAAATGCACCAGGCAAACTACCGCTTGACCCCGCAGCAATGGAAATTGTGCCTTGGGTGGAAGATGTAACTGCGGAGATTGAAGGCGATGGTACTGCATTCTTGTTCACAGATTCAGACATCATGGATGTTGCCTACGATGTGGCTGAGCAACTGCTAGATGCGCTGCGTAAGGATGGAAAGATTCCTCCGAAGGGAATGCGCGAAGGTAAGCGATTCGCCGACTTCCGCAAGCAACTGGACGAGCAATCATATCAAGAGGAAGGCGCAGAAGATGTTGGACTTCTACACTCTCTAAACATCGCAAGGAAAACCGTCAAAACGAACGAATTGATTCGGGCGGGTGGCATGAACAAGTGGCAAGCATGGGATTTGTTGTTAAAGTACGGAACGGCAAAAGAGAAGGCACAAGCAAAGCGAAATTTGGTCCAAATGTCGCCGCCAAAGCGAAACGCGGGAGTGAAGGAAGAGGTCGAAAGTATGTACAGCGAAGCAATGAGTGTAGAGGAAGGCGCAGAAGATGTTGGACTTCTACACTCTCTAAACATCGCAAGGAAAACCGTCAAAATGAACGATGTGATGATAAATGTGATGGGTGGCATGAACAAGCGGCAAGCATGGGAGTTGTTGTTAAAGTACGGAACGGCAAAAGAGAAGGCAGAAGCAAAGCGAAATTTGGTCCAAATGTCGCCGCCAAAGCGAAATTTGGGAGTGAAGGAAGAGGTCAACGAGGAGTTGAAGCCGTCGTCGAAGAAGGCTCTTGACACGATCTACAACTACATAGAGATCCTCCGCACGGAGTGGGGCGACCACCGCGGCGCCGGCGCGATGAAGGTCATCGAAAAGTCAGCCAAGAGCCTTCAGTCGGACACCGCCATGGCTTCGGTCGGGAACGACATCGTTGGCTTCATCAAGATGCTGAAGTCTAGTGATGCCAAGAAGTACGACTACAGGAACAAAGCGATCAACGGGATCTTCGACATCGTATCTGGCCTTGTCGGGGGAAAAGGCGATGCGTTCTTCCGAAGTATGTACAGCGAAGCAGAGAGCATGGGAGAAGATTGGAAGTCTCTGAAAAAGACTAAAGCCGATTTGAATGCTATTCGTGCAAGTGGCAAAAAGGTAAGCGTTCAACACGGCGAGGGCGATACTCTGTACCGAGTTTCCAAGCCCAAGAAGTCTGTCAAGGTCAAGGAAGAAGCGGAGCAGATTGATGAAGCGTTTGGTTTGGAAGAGATACTGCTGCTGGCATTTGTTGCTGGTATAGCAGTTGCGCCCGGCACTGCGATGTCTCAGTTGCTGAAAGGCATTGCACTCAACAGCGCAGAGTGGGTAGGTCACCTCATCAAGAAGGCAAAGGCTGGCAGGGGACTCTCTTCTGAAGAGAAACAGCGTGTTCGTGAGTTGTTGCAGAAACAGTATGATGATAAAAAGTTCAAGCGAATGCAACAAGGAATGCGTTCACCAGGCATCATGGATCATGTCGAACTAGAATCGGATCATGTATTGCAGATTGACGAAGCCATGGCCAAGGTCACGCTGAATCCCAAAACAAAGATTGGATACGAGATCAGAGATGTGGGTCCTGGTGGCAAGAGTACCGTGAGCAAGAGAGAGAACTTCCCCAAAGAAGAGGAATCAGTCGCCGGGGAATCAGTCGTCCGAGTCCGTGAAGCAGGACACCAAACTCTGTATCGCTACAAGGGCAAGTACTACATCGTGTCGTACTCTTCTCTCGCAAACGAAACAATGATCTTTGCAGCAGATGCCTCAGGCAAACCAACTTCATACGCTGATCTGTGGATGGAGCGTAGGAGAGTAGATCCCGATGTTATCATCAAAGACTTCCTGACGGACAAGTTCAAGATCAAGAAAAACCTACAGGTAACAGTCGGACGATGAATGGATGTAGGGAGATATGAAGAAACTTCGCATCTTCGACTTTGACGATACGCTTGCGCTCACCGATAGCCCTGTGCGTGTCATGCGCGGCGATGAGGTGGTACGCAATTTGAATTCGCACGAGTTCAAGTTCTACAAACTGAAAGACGGCGAGCGTTTCGATACGAGCGCATTCGACAAGGTGATCCATCCCAAAGTCATCAAACCTACCATGATGGCCATTCGCAAGGTGTTGGGCAAACCAAGTCCTGCCGTGGTTCTCACAGGCAGAAGCAAGGGAGGACCTGTGAAAGAGTGGCTTGCTTCCATTGGTGTGAATGTGGAAGTACACGCCATTGGTTTCGCTGGCAACACCTCCGCAGGCATAGCAAAGGCGAAGCGCAAGTGGATCGCCGATGTCATCAAGCGCGGTGGATGGGACTATATCGAAGTGTTCGAGGACAGCAAAGAGAACTTGGCTGCCATGGAATCTCTGAAGAGCGAGTTCCCTGATGTGAAGTTTGTGCTGCGCTATGTGGGACACTATGCTGAGAAAATGAAAGAAGGCCGTGACACGCTACGCTTCGGGTCTTGGTTGTCGGAAGCAGCCAACAAGCGGAAGATACACGATCAAACTCCTGTGAAGTCATTTGCAGAGTTGGATCGGTTGGCCGTCGCTGCAAGCAAGAAGTACAAAGATGAGTACATTCTAGCGTATGTTGATTTTAGTCTTGCCACGGTGTTTGCAACCGACAAGTTACCTACCAATGCGTATGCTTCAGACGATTGGAAACTAGGATACTGGAAAAACGGAAAGCACTTTGAGTGGAGCGAGGCTAGAAAAAGACAAACGCAAAGAGCGATAGACAGACTTTCAGGAACACAATGAGGTAATCACCATGTACGAGTACAAAATTGTTGGCATACCAAAGGTCATAGACGGCGACACACTTGATGTCATGTTTGATATCGGATTCAACATACAGACATGGACACGATGCAGACTCAGCGGCATTGATGCACCTGAGAGCAGAACTACCAATCTGAAAGAGAAGCAGTATGGTATTGCTGCCAAACAGTTCTTGGAAGACTGGCTAAAGCGTCAGCCAAAACTGTGGGGTCGCACCACAAAGGATGACAAGTACGGTCGTATGCTTGTGGAGATATACTCAGACTCGTCTGCTTCATCTGTGAATGGCCTCATGCTCACAGAAGGATACGCATGGCCGTATGCAGGAGGAGCCAAAGCCAAAAGCAAAGACTTTGCTGCACTAGATACGACACGCGCTGCTGCTCAAAAACGCTAGGTTGACTGGCAACGCATACATAGATTGGTTCGTAGAAAGGAAACAGTATGAGTAAACTATGGTCTATTGTGGGTGTAGTGCTAATGAGTCTTGCAGCAACTCAGCCTGGTGGTTGCTCTGCACCACAGAAAAAAATACCTATGACTGATAGCGGAGCAGTCACCAAACTTGCAGATGCGGCGAAAGACATTAAAAGAGATGTCACTGGCATCATTGAAGACGCGCAAATCATCAAGAAAGAAGCAGCGCAAGCAGACAAGCATATCGACAAAGCCTACTCCGATCCTGCAACAAGTCCCAAGGCCAAGGAAGACCTTGATGTTGCCACCAACTCCATTGCTGAGATCAAGAATCACAGCGATCAGGTGATTGAAGCAAGCGGACGAATCGAAGCAGAGACAACCAAAATGGAGATTGTCTCTACGCGCATTCAAGACCTTGAAGCGCGAGTCATTGAACTAGAAAACATTGAGAAAGAAGGTCGCGCAGCAGCCATGCAGAAACTGTATGGATACATCACTCTGTTTTGGGTGATTGGATTCATACTGATTGCGGGAGGAATAGCGTTTGCATTCTTTGCAAACAAACGCATTGGACTGCTTGCAATGTTTACTGGTGGACTCATGCTTGCATTCGCTAGTGCCAGTCAGTATTACTTGAAAGAGGTTGCATTGGTTGGTGGAGTTCTGCTTGGAGGTATGGTACTAACCGGCGTGGGTATTCTGTTGTGGGGAATGTATCAGTCCAACCGAAATGCAACTGCCATGCGTGAGATCATAGAGATGATTGAGATTCTGAAGGAAACCATAACGGAAGACGAGCGTGAGCGTATCTTTGGAGAGAAAGGAATTGCAGCCAATGTGCAGAGTGAGTTCACCAAAGAACTCATCGCAAAGATCAAGGAGAAAAATGGCTTCAAGAAACTCGAACAAGCGCGGAGTGTCCCCAGGCCCAAGACACAATCCAAAAAAAGAAAAACACCGTAAAAACTTTGACCTGAAGATCGGTCAAAAGATTTGCAAGGTTCGGTTTGTTGGGAATGATGAAATATCTTCGCCTGCATCGAAAAAGAATGATCTGATTGACACAGAGAACCCCACTATATTTGTGTATCGGTGTCAGACCAAGCGCAACTTGGTGAACACGCTGTTGCATGAAGTGCTTCATGTTGTTCGCCCAGAACTGAGCGAGGAAGCGGTTACTGAGACTGCTGATATTCTTGAGCGTGCTTTGAATCGCTTGGGCTACAAGA